TACCGAGGCCAATTACAGTGGATCCAAGTTGTGTAGTCAAGTAGGTAGTTGACACTAAGGTAGCAAGATTGGCAGTAGAAACCAGGCCAGCCAAATTGGCTGTTGAGACTAGGTTAGCAAGATTTGCAGTGCTAACATATCCAGCCAAGTTGGCAGTACTAACTACTGGACCCCAAACAATTGTGGAGAGATAACCAGCAGTACCGAGGCCAATTACAGTGGATCCAAGTTGTGTAGTCAAGTAGGTAGTTGACACTAAGGTAGCAAGATTGGCAGTAGAAACCAGGCCAGCCAAATTGGCTGTTGAGACTAGGTTAGCAAGATTTGCTGTACTAACATGTCCAGCCAAGTTGGCAGTACTAACTACTGGACCCCAAACAATTGTGGAGAGGTAACCAGCAGTACCGAGGCCAATTACAGTGGATCCAAGTTGAGTAGCAAAATAGGTAGTAGAGACTAAGTTGGCTAAGTTTGCAGTTGACACCAAGTTTGCAAGATTTGCAGTACTAATATATCCAGCCAGATTGGCAGTACTAACTACTGGACCCCAAACAATTGTAGAGATGTATCCAGCAGTACCAAGACCAATTACAGTGGATCCAAGTTGTGTAGCCAAATAGGTAGTTGATACCAAGTTGGCTAAGTTGGCAGTTGATATCAGATTTGCAAGATTTGCTGTGCTAACATGCCCAGCCAAGTTGGCAGTACTAACTACTGGACCCCAAACAATTGTAGAGAGGTAACCAGTAGTACCAAGACCAATTACTGTTGAATTTAATTGATTTACAGTAACACTTGCTGCGGCTGCTTGAATTTGTGCAGCAAGTCCTGCAGATGTACTTAAAAGAGTTGCTGTACTGACATAACCTGCTGTACCAAGACCAATTACAGTGGAACCGAGTTGAGTAGCCAAATAGGTAGTTGAGACTAAGTTGGCTAAGTTGGCAGTAGAGACTAGGTTGGCTAAGTTTGCAGTTGATATCAAGTTAGCAAGATTTGCTGTACTAACATATCCAGCCAGATTGGCAGTTGAGATAACAGGTCCCCACACAATTGTTGAGATGTATCCAGCAGTACCAAGACCAATTACAGTGGATCCAAGTTGTGTAGCCAAGTAGGTAGTTGACACTAAGGTAGCAAGATTGGCAGTTGAGATAATAGACCCCCAAACAATTGTTGAGATGTATCCAGCAGTACCAAGCCCTATTACAGTGGAACCGAGTTGAGTAGCCAAATAGGTAGTAGAGACCAGGTTGGCTACGTTTGCAGTTGATATCAAGTTTGCAAGATTTGCTGTACTAATATATCCAACTAGATTGGCAGTACTAACTACTGGACCCCAAACAATTGTAGAGAGGTAACCAGCAGTACCAAGCCCTATTACAGTGGAACCGAGTTGAGTAGCCAAATAGGTAGTAGAGACTAAGTTGGCTAGATTGGCAGTAGAGACTAAGTTGGCTAGATTGGCAGTAGAGACTAGGTTGGCTACGTTTGCAGTTGATATCAAGTTTGCAAGATTTGCTGTACTAACATGTCCTGTCAGATTGGCAGTTGAGATAATAGACCCCCAAACAATTGTAGACAAATATCCAGCAGTACCAAGCCCTATTACAGTGGAACCGAGTTGAGTTGCCAAGTAAGTGGTTGACACTAAGTTAGCTAAGTTGGCAGTAGAGACTAGGTTGGCTACGTTTGCAGTTGATATCAAGTTTGCAAGATTTGCTGTACTAACATATCCAGCCAAGTTGGCAGTTGAGATAATAGACCCCCAAACAATTGTAGACAAATATCCAGCAGTACCAAGGCCTATTACAGTGGAACCGAGTTGCGTAGCCAAATAGGTAGTTGAGACTAGGTTGGCTAAATTAGCAGTTGACACTAAATTAGCAAGATTAGCAGTACTAACATATCCAGCCAAGTTGGCAGTTGATATAACTGGACCCCAAACAATTGTAGATAAATATCCTGCAGTACCAAGACCAATTACAGTGGATCCAAGTTGAGTTGCCAAGTAAGTGGTTGACACTAAGTTAGCTAAGTTGGCAGTTGACACCAAGTTGGCTAAATTAGCAGTAGAGACTAGGTTTGCAAGATTTGCTGTACTAACATGTCCTGTCAGATTGGCAGTTGAGACAACAGACCCCCAAACAATTGTTGAGATGTATCCAGCAGTACCAAGCCCTATTACAGTGGAACCGAGTTGAGTTGCCAAGTAGGTGGTTGACACTAAGTTGGCTAAGTTGGCAGTAGAGACTAGGTTGGTTAAGTTTGCAGTTGACACCAAGTTTGCAAGATTTGCTGTACTAACATATCCAGCCAGATTGGCAGTTGAGACAACAGACCCCCAAACAATTGTTGAGATGTATCCAGCAGTACCAAGACCAATTACAGTGGATCCAAGTTGTGTAGCCAAGTAGGTAGTTGATACCAAGTTGGTTAAGTTGGCAGTTGAGACTAGGTTGGCTAAGTTTGCAGTTGACACCAAGTTTGCAAGATTTGCTGTACTAACATATCCAGCCAGATTGGCAGTTGAGACAACAGACCCCCAAACAATTGTTGAGATGTATCCAGCAGTACCAAGACCAATTACAGTGGATCCAAGTTGTGTAGCCAAGTAGGTAGTTGATACCAAGTTGGTTAAGTTGGCAGTTGAGACTAGGTTGGCTAAGTTTGCAGTTGACACCAAGTTTGCAAGATTTGCTGTACTAACATGTCCTGTCAGATTGGCAGTTGAGACAACAGACCCCCAAACAATTGTTGAGATGTATCCAGCAGTACCAAGACCAATTACAGTGGATCCAAGTTGTGTAGCCAAGTAGGTGGTTGATACCAAGTTGGCTAAATTGGCAGTTGATATCAGGTTTGCAAGATTTGCTGTACTAACATGTCCAGCCAAGTTGGCAGTTGATATAACTGACCCCCAAACAATTGTAGACAAATAGCCAGTAGTACCAAGGCCAATTACTGTCGAATTTAATTGATTTACAGTAACACTTGCTGCGGCTGCTTGAATTTGTGCAGCAAGTCCAGCTGATGTACTTAAAAGAGTTGCTGTACTGACATAACCAGCAGTACCGAGGCCAATTACAGTGGATCCAAGTTGAGTAGCCAAGTAGGTGGTTGAGAGTAAGTTGGCCAAATTGGCAGTTGATACCAAGTTAGCAAGATTTGCAGTACTAACATATCCAGCTAAGTTTGCAGTTGAGACAACAGACCCCCAAACAATTGTTGAGATGTATCCAGCAGTACCAAGACCAATTACAGTGGATCCAAGTTGTGTAGCCAAGTAGGTAGTTGATACCAAGTTGGCTAAGTTGGCAGTAGAGACTAAGTTGGTTAAGTTTGCAGTTGACACCAAGTTTGCAAGATTTGCTGTACTAATATATCCAGCCAGATTGGCAGTTGAGATAACAGGTCCCCACACAATTGTTGAGATGTATCCAGCAGTACCAAGACCAATTACAGTGGATCCAAGTTGTGTAGCCAAGTAGGTAGTTGATACCAAGTTGGCTAAGTTGGCAGTAGAGACTAAATTAGCAAGATTTGCTGTGCTAATATATCCAGCCAGATTGGCAGTTGAGATAACAGGTCCCCACACAATTGTTGAGATGTATCCAGCAGTACCAAGACCAATTACAGTGGATCCAAGTTGTGTAGCCAAGTAGGTAGTTGATACCAAGTTGGCTAAGTTGGCAGTAGAGACTAGGTTGGCTAAGTTTGCAGTTGATACCAAGTTTGCAAGATTTGCTGTACTAATATATCCAGCCAGATTGGCAGTTGAGATAACAGGTCCCCACACAATTGTTGAGATGTATCCAGCAGTACCAAGACCAATTACAGTGGATCCAAGTTGTGTAGCCAAGTAGGTAGTTGATACCAAGTTGGCTAAGTTGGCAGTAGAGACTAAATTAGCAAGATTTGCTGTACTAACATGTCCTGTCAGATTGGCAGTTGAGACAACAGACCCCCAAACAATTGTTGAGATGTATCCAGCAGTACCAAGACCAATTACAGTGGAACCGAGTTGAGTTGCCAAGTAGGTGGTTGACACTAAGTTGGCTAAGTTGGCAGTAGAGACTAGGTTGGTTAAGTTTGCAGTTGATACCAAGTTTGCAAGATTTGCTGTACTAACATATCCAGCCAGATTGGCAGTTGAGATAACAGGTCCCCACACAATTGTTGAGATGTATCCAGCAGTACCAAGCCCTATTACAGTGGATCCAAGTTGAGTTGCCAAGTAGGTGGTTGAGACTAGGTTGGCTAAGTTGGCAGTAGAGACTAAGTTGGCTAAGTTTGCAGTTGATACCAAGTTTGCAAGATTTGCTGTACTAATATATCCAGCCAGATTGGCAGTTGAGACAACAGGTCCCCAAACAATTGTTGAGATGTATCCAGCAGTACCAAGACCAATTACAGTGGATCCAAGTTGTGTAGCCAAGTAGGTAGTTGATACCAAGTTGGCTAAGTTGGCAGTAGAGACTAAATTAGCAAGATTTGCTGTACTAACATGTCCAACCAAGTTGGCAGTACTAACTACTGGACCCCAAACAATTGTGGAGATGTATCCAGCAGTACCAAGGCCAATTACAGTGGATCCAAGTTGAGTAGCCAAGTAAGTGGTTGACACCAAGTTGGCTAAGTTTGCAGTTGACACCAAGTTTGCAAGATTTGCTGTACTAATATATCCAACCAGATTGGCAGTTGAGATAACAGGTCCCCAAATAATTGTAGACAAATATCCAGCAGTACCAAGACCAATTACAGTGGATCCAAGTTGAGTTGCCAAGTAGGTAGTTGATACCATGTTGGCTAAGTTGGCAGTAGAGACTAGGTTGGTTAAGTTTGCAGTTGACACCAAGTTTGCAAGATTTGCTGTACTAATATATCCAGCCAGATTGGCAGTTGATACAATAGACCCCCAAACAATTGTGGAGAGGTAACCAACAGTGCCAAGTCCAATTACAGTGGATCCAAGTTGTGTAGCCAAGTAGGTAGTTGATACCAAGTTGGCTAAGTTGGCAGTTGACACCAAGTTTGCAAGATTTGCTGTACTAACATGTCCAACCAAGTTGGCAGTACTAACTACTGGACCCCAAACAATTGTAGACAAATATCCAGCAGTACCAAGCCCTATTACAGTGGAACCGAGTTGAGTAGCCAAGTAGGTGGTTGACACCAAGTTGGCTAAGTTGGCAGTTGAGATAACAGACCCCCAAACAATTGTGGAGATGTATCCAGCAGTACCAAGACCAATTACAGTGGATCCAAGTTGAGTTGCCAAGTAGGTAGTTGACACCAAGTTGGCTAAGTTTGCAGTTGATACCAAGTTAGCAAGATTTGCTGTACTAACATGTCCAGCCAGATTGGCAGTTGATATAACTGACCCCCAAACAATTGTAGAGAGGTAACCAGTAGTACCAAGGCCAATTACTGTCGAATTTAATTGATTTACAGTAACACTTGCTGCGGCTGCTTGAATTTGTGCAGCAAGTCCAGCTGATGTACTTAAAAGAGTTGCTGTACTGACGTAACCTGCTGTACCAAGACCAATTACTGTCGAATTTAATTGATTTACAGTAACACTTGCTGCGGCTGCTTGAATTTGTGCAGCAAGTCCAGCTGATGTACTTAAAAGAGTTGCTGTACTGACATAACCTGCTGTACCAAGACCAATTACAGTGGATCCGAGTTGAGTAGCCAGATAGGTAGTTGACACCAAGTTGGCTAAGTTTGCAGTAGAGACTACGTTGGCAAGATTGGCAGTTGAGATAATAGACCCCCAAACAAGTGTAGACAAATATCCAGCAGTACCAAGGCCTATTACAGTGGAACCGAGTTGCGTAGCCAAATAGCTAGTTGAAACTAGGTTGGCTAAATTAGCAGTAGAGACTAAGTTGGCTAAGTTTGTAGTTGACACCAAGTTTGCAAGATTTGCTGTACTAACATGTCCAGCCAAGTTGGCAGTTGATATAACTGACCCCCATACAATTGTGGAGATGTATCCAGCAGTACCAAGGCCTATTACAGTAGAACCAAGCTGAGTAGCTAAGTAGTTTGTGCTAACTAAATTGGTCAGATTAGCAGTTGATACAACCGAATTCCATACAATACTAGAAAGATATCCAGTAGTACCAAGGCCAATTACAGTACTTGTAAGAAGTAAATTAAACCCACTTGTTGAAATAAATCCGGTGGTACCAAGCCCCACTACAGTACTTGTAAGTTCAGTAACATCAATAAAACTACTAATATATTGAGTTAATCCAGCTGTTGTACTTAGAAGCTGCGCGGATGAAATATACCCAACAGTTCCAAGACCCACTACAGTGGATGTAAGTTGTGTTGCAGTAACACTCGCGGCAGCAATTTGAATTTGTGCAGTTAATCCAGCAGAAGTACTTAGAAGTGTTGCAGTGCTTACATAACCAGCAGTACCAAGACCTACAACGGTAGAGCCAAGCTGCGTAGCCAAGTAGGTTGTGCTGACTAAATTAGTTAAATTGGCCGTTGAGACAAATCCAACTAAATTGGCTGTTGATACCAGATTTGATAAGATAATACCTCCAGTGATGTAATTATTATTTAATAAGAGAGTACCTGAGCTAACGGAAAGTACATTTTGATTTCCCGTATATCCACCCCCAATCGTCGTATCGATTAAATTGATACTCGAGGCAAAAACATTTCCAGTACTAAATGAAAAAGCTTGTCCTGTAGAATTCATAACAAGCCAAGTAGTACCACGTGAAATAAAGCTGACACTGCCGTAGGGTGCATTCATTAGACATTGTTTTGTACCTCGTTCAAATGTATCAGAACCCTGTGTAGTAAATGTAATTGGATTTACGTTAGCATTTCCAGTTCTATCCTTAAATGTAATCACACGACCTTGGCGAGTAGTGCAGAGTGGAAGTGTAATTGTTTTCAATGAGGTTGTATCAACCCCCACAAAACCGGCCGTCGCGGATGGTGTTGACATCCTTCCCTTTTTTTACAAAAGATATTGTTGCGCCAACTTTTTACATGTCATATAGAATTAAGGTGAGTGCATCACCGAGATTTCCTGAAAAAGATGAGGCCTGTGCTTGAACTGATGAAATAAAGCCAACATTTGAAAGGCTTGATACATATCCAGTTGTCCCAAGTCCAATTACCGTTGATGTAAGTTGTGTTGCTAAGTACGAGGTGCTTACTAAATTTACCAAATTAGCAGTTGATATTAGATTAATAAGATTCGCAGTCGATATTAAGTTTGATAAACTAGGAAGGGTTGATACATATCCAGCAGTACCAAGGCCTATTACAGTAGAACCAAGTTGTGTAGCCAAGTAGGATGTACTCACTAAGTTTATTAAGTTAGCTGTTGATACTAACCCAGTTAGATTCGCAGTACTTACCAATCCTCCAGGAAGTACAGTTGCAGTTACCGAAGATAGATACCCAGCAGTACCTAGACCGATTACAGTAGATGCAAGTTGTGTTGCCAGGTAATTCGTACTGACTAAGTTGGTTAGATTTGCAGTTGATACCAAATTTACTAAACTAGGAAGAGTTGATACATATCCAGTAGTACCAAGACCTATTACAGTTGAACCAATCTGTGTAGCTAAATAACTAGTACTCACTAAATTGGCTAAGTTTGCAGTTGATACTAAGCCAGTTAGATTAGCGGTTGAAACATGTCCTATTAAGTTGGCGGTTGATACTACGTTGGATAAACTAGGAAGTGTTGAAATATAACCAACAGTACCAAGGCCTATTACAGTAGAACCAAGCTGTGTAGCCAAGTAGGATGTACTCACTAAATTTATTAAGTTAGCTGTTGATACTAAGCCGATTAGATTCGCAGTACTTATCAATCCTCCAGGAAGTACAGTTGCAGTTACCGAAGATAGATATCCAGCAGTACCTAGGCCGATTACAGTAGATGCAAGTTGTGTTGCCAGGTAATTCGTACTGACTAAGTTGGTTAGATTTGCAGTGGAAACATATCCTGTTAGATTGGCAGTTGAAACTAAATTAGCTAAGTTAGGTAGAGTTGAAATATATCCAGCAGTACCAAGACCTATTACAGTGGAACCGAGTTGTGTTGCCAGGTATTGTGTACTGACTAATCCATACAAGTTAGCCGCAGTAATATTTCCAGTAATGGTTAGATTTCCAAGTGGATTAATAGATCCTAATGGAATTGTCTGAGTTCCATAGACTGTATAAGGGAGGGTTCCAGTTACATTTGCACCAGTTAGATTCTGTATGTATGTACCATCGCCATAAAAACTTGTCGCTCCTATAACGCCGATATTTTGAGCCACTACATTAACAGAACTAAGCGTTTTTGCAGTAATTGAACTGGCAACGATTTGACCTGAAGAGAGAGAATTCACTTGTAGAGAATTAAATTGCGTGGAAGAGAGATAGCCTACCGTGCCAAGACCTATTACAGTAGAGCCAAGTTGTGTCGCCAAGTATGAAGTTGATACCAAGTTTGTTAGATTCGCAGTGGAAATATGTCCTGCTAAATTTGCTGTACTGATTAATCCCCCAGGAAGTATTGCAACTGCAGAGGATAAATAGCCGGCAGTACCAAGTCCAATCACAGTTGATGTAAGCGCGTTATTCAAGGCAGATGTTGATACTAAAGTAGCCAAGTTGGCTGTACTCACCAATCCTCCAGGAAGTGTTACAAGTGCAGACGATAAATAGCCGGCAGTACCAAGTCCAATCACAGTTGATGTAAGTGCGTTATTCAAGGCAGACGTTGATAGTAAAGTAGCCAAGTTAGCAGTAGAGACAAGACCTCCAAGAATAGGAATACTTGAGAGATAACCAACCGTACCAAGACCAATAACAGTGGATGTAAGATTTGTTGCAAATCCAATACTTGAAACAAAACCAGTCGTACCAAGACCTATAACAGTACTGGTTAATTCAGTTGGATCAATAAAACTGCTAATATATTGAGTTAATCCAATAGAAGTACTCAAGAGTTGTGAACTACTCACATACCCAGCAGTTCCAAGACCAATCACAGTGGAACCAAGTTGCGTAGCAAAATAGTTTGTACTTACTAAATTCGCAAGATTTGCTGTACTAATATATCCCGCCAAATTTGCAGTTGATACAATAGACCCCCAAACAATTGTGGAGAGGTAACCAACAGTGCCAAGTCCAATTACAGTAGATGTGAGTTGAGTTGTAGTAACACTTGCTGCGGCTGCTTGAATTTGTGCAGCAAGTCCAGCCGAGGTACTTAGTAGTGTTGCTGTGCTGACATAGCCAGCAGTACCAAGACCTATTACAGTGGAACCGAGTTGTGTTGCCAGGTATTGTGTACTGACTAATCCATACAAGTTAGCCGCAGTAATATTTCCAGTAATGGTTAGATTTCCAAGTGGATTAATCGCTCCAAGTGGTATTGTCTGAGTTCCATACACTGTATAAGGAAGGGTTCCAGTTACATTTGCACCATTTAGATTCTGTATGTATGTACCATCACCATAAAAACTAGTTGCTCCTGTAACACCGATACTTTGAGCCACTACATTAACAGAACTAAGCGTTTTTGCAGTAATTGAACTGGCAACGATTTGACCTGAAGAGAGAGAATTCACTTGTAGAGAATTAAATTGCGTGGAAGAGAGATAGCCTACCGTGCCAAGACCTATTACAGTAGAGCCAAGTTGTGTCGCCAAGTATGAAGTTGATACCAAGTTTGTTAGATTCGCAGTGGAAATATGTCCTGCTAAATTTGCTGTACTGATTAATCCCCCAGGAAGTATTGCAACTGCAGAGGATAAATAGCCGGCAGTACCAAGTCCAATCACAGTTGATGTAAGTGCATTATTCAAGGCAGACGTTGATACTAAAGTAGCCAAGTTGGCCGTGCTCACCAATCCTCCAGGAAGTGTTACAAGTGCAGACGATAAATAGCCGGCAGTACCAAGTCCAATCACAGTTGATGTAAGTGCGTTATTCAAGGCAGACGTTGATAGTAAAGTAGCCAAGTTAGCCGTGCTCACCAATCCTCCAGGAAGTGTTACAAGTGCAGAGGATAAATAGCCGGCAGTACCAAGTCCAATAACAGTTGATGTAAGTGCATTATTCAAGGCAGACGTTGATAGTAAAGTAGCCAAGTTAGCCGTGCTCACCAATCCTCCAGGAAGAGAGGCTACAACTGCAGACGATAAATAGCCGGCAGTACCAAGTCCAATCACAGTTGATGTAAGTGCGTTATTCAAAGCAGACGTTGACACTAAAGCAGCCAAGTTGGCCGTGCTGACTAATCCTCCAGGAATTACTGCACTAGTTGTTGCACTTGAAATATATCCAGCCGTACCAAGACCTATTACAGTTGATGTCAGTTGCGTATCAAAATAAGAAGTGCTGACTAAGCCGACCAAATTTGCCGCATTCAGATCTCCTGTAATCGTTAGATTTCCCAAGGGATTAATCGCTCCAAGTGGAATTGTCTGGTTTCCATAGACAGTATAAGGCAATGTTCCAGTAATATTTGCACCTGTCAGATTCTGTAGATGGCTTCCATCACCATAAAAGCTTGTTTGCCCTACAACACCAATAACTGCTGCATCAATATTGATTGAGCTGAGTGTTCCTGCAAAAAGAGTCTGAGTTACCGTGATAGAGGACGCAATGATTTGACCAACAGAGAGAGTATTTACAGATAGGTAAGGGTACCGTGTAGTGGAGAGTGTAGTAGATAGATATCCTACAGTTCCTAGACCAATTACAGTGGAAGTGAACTGTGTTGCAAGATAGGAAGTGCTTACAAGCCCTGCCGCACTTGATAGATATCCTACTGTACCTAATCCAATCACAGTTGATGTAAGATTTGCAGGTGTTACACCTCCTGGTCCACTTTGAATCTGTTGATAGAGTCCATAGGATGTACTGAGAAGCTGTGATGTACTTACATATCCTGCGGTACCTAATCCAATTACAGTTGAAGTGAGCACAGCAGTTGTTACAGTAGCACCAGGTGAACTCTGTATCTGTTGATAGAGTCCAAAGGATGTACTGAGAAGTTGTGAGGTGCTCACATAACCAGCTGTGCCTAAGCCTATAACTGTTGAACCGAGCTGTGTTGCTAAGTAGGATGTACTGAGAAGCCCTGCTAGATTTGCACTTGATACAAGTCCATCCAGGTTCGCTGTTGATATAAGTCCAGTCAGATTTGCTGTACTTACAAACCCTCCAAGACTAGGAATACTTGAGAGATATCCTGCTGTACCTAGACCTACAACAGTCGAGCCGAGTTGTGTTGCAAGATAAGATGTACTTACAAGTCCGCTCAGATTTGCTGTACTCACTAAGCCTGAAAGTCGTACAGTTGAAAGATATCCTGCTGTACCGAGTCCAATCACAGTTGAGGTAATATTTGCCGCTGTAATTGTTCCTTGAATGGTTGAACCGTTCAAGTAGAGGGTTCCTGAACTGACTGTAAGAAATCCAATTCCAAGTGTACCTGAATCAATAAAATTCACACTTGATACAAAAATATTTCCAGCACTAATTGTTTGACTAGAAAGACCTGTTGGATTTAAATATACATTCACAGCAGATGAAATATTTGTAGTACCATAGGCATAGACAGTTGATGCAGTATCTATATTATAAATATCACCCCCACCGCCACCTCCACCTTGGCCGATTACACTTGAAAGAGATGAAATTGCTGTCGGAAGTATACTCACAAACGAACTAAGAGCATTTATAGAAGATATGCTAAGTGGATCAATAAATGCTGCTTCGCCGTATTCACCGGTTGTTAAAACTAAATTTGGTTGTATAGGCAAGTTAGAACCAGGCGACGCAGCAAATATGCGTCGTAAGGTTATAATATCTGTGTCATATGTCTTATGTTGGCTCATCGACCCCTACTAGATAATAGAAATACTGTCAAAATACCTACCGTGATAAAAAATTTTGAAATAAATCTGTAAGATGATTTATTTGACTTGAATGCGCATGTAATGTAGAGGCTTGTTGTGAGAGCATAACATTCTGTCCTACAATAGTAGAGTTCTGTTGATCTAGTAAATTTGCCATATATTTAGTTGCACCAAACTGTGCCATTTGAATCTGTTCATAATTTACAAGTTGAATTGTGCTAAATGTTGTATTTGTAACTGAATCTATAAAGACAGACTTTGGAAAAATTGTACTTACTTCATCTGCTATAAATCCTAATTGATTTTTATCTCTTTTTATATCACTAAATGAACTAATAAATCCAAAATAATGTAGTGGAAGATCACGTACTGTTGAGTAACATCTTTCTAAATTAGCATCAACTATGTTTGTTTTAATACGACGGTCGGATGTACCATATACACCATTTATAAAATTTCCAAAATTAGCATTAATTGTAGAGGTTTTAATTGTACAAACATTTATTTGTGTTGTAAATTGTGCTTCACCCGTTATTGTGGTAGCTAAAATATTTCCTACTGGAATCGGGGCATTTGTTCCTGGTGTAACAGCAAATATACGACGCAGAGTAATTATATCTGTGTCGTATGTTTTTCTCGATGACATCTCCTCCTATCTACAAAGTTTTTATCTTGAGAGTAAAGTACCCACTGCAGTTGAAAGACTGGCTACTTGATCTTGAAGACTTTCAAGTACAACATTTTGACCCACAATAGTGGAATTCTGATTTTCTAAGAGAGTTGCCATATACTGAGTAGCACCATAGTGTGCCATTTGAATCTGTTCATAATTTACAAAGTAGATTGTACTAAATCCTTCCACAGAAACATTTGCAAGATGTACGGATTTAGGAAAAACTGTACTGAGTTCATCCGCAATAAATCCAATCTGATGTTTATCTATTTTTGTATCACTAAATGAACTGATATATCCAAATGAACGAAGTGGTAGATGTGTTAGATTTGAATAGCACATTTCTAAGTTGGCATCTTGTATGTCTGTCTTAATGCGTCGATCCGATGTATAGGTTACACCGTTTGCTAAAAGTGCAATACTCGCATTTATTTCACCACCCACATCCAATTGAAATAATGGGTTCGTTTTATTTATTCCTACAAAATTTCCATAACTTGAAGTACTAACCGCATCGAGTGTTCCCGAATTATTAATTGTTAGTGTATTATTAATCACAAGGGCATTACTTAATGCAAGTAGTTGATTGCCAGGCTTCAAATAGAGTGGAATTGATTGAGGTAAGATTACAAGATTTGATTGCTGATAAGAATATGTTGTATTGGATGAATACGCAATTCCAAAACCACTGGATGAAAATCCAAGACCTCCAGATACTGTATTCCAGCTTGTCAATACTGAATTTCCTGTAATAATTGTATTACAATTACCAACAGCAAAAAAATTTGCTCCATCCCAGAGAAGTGCAGCTTCAGTGGAACCTGTTGGCATTCCACTATTTGCCGTCCAGTTCATTCCATCCGTGCTATACAAGATAGTATTTGTTGTTAATCCTGCAACAAAATAGGTTCCATTCCAAAGTACAGAACTAACTGTGGTAGGTGTTCCAGGTAGGGGGTTTACATCGACAGAAGTTATATATCCATTTATATCAATCGTTCCGTATTGAATTGGTGTATGTCCACTACTTTCTCCCACAATAATTAAAAAAATCCCATTCCACGCAAGCCCATATGCTACATTTAAATTCATTATACCCACTCCAGTCCAAGAAGTACCTGTTTCACTTCTTACTATAGCATTTGATCCACCATTTCGATCTCCACCTACAAACCAATACTTTCCAGTCCAAAGTACACATGTAGCATATAGTAGAGTTGGTATACTATCGAATGTATTCCATATTTTACCATCTAAACTAGTTTGAATAACACTCGAACCATATCCAGTTGCAACCCAGAGACTTCCATTCCATCCTACTGCTGTACCACCACCTGCTGATGCAGTTGTATTAAATCCACTCTGTGATGCATTGTTAAAATTGTTTCCATCGTCACTGTATTGAATTGGATTCGCTCCGTATCCCACAGCAACCCACCTTGAACCATTAAAGGCTATACCATGTCCACCATATCCGTCTCCTGTAGCAAATCCACCAGATGCTGCATATAAATTGAAACTCTGTCCATCTGTACTTCGTATAATTGTACTTTCAGAACTTGTTCTACTATCTCCTACCGCTATCCATACATTGCAGGTTGAAGTAGGAATATTTACATTTGATATAACTAAACTACTTATATATCCCGCTGTTCCTAAGCCTATTACAGTTGAACCAAGCTGAGTGCCTAAATAAGATGTACTCACTAAATTTACTAAGTTTGCAGTACTCACTAATCCTGCAGGAAGCCCTACACTACCACCAGTGATTGCAGCGCCATTGAGTTGCAGAGTTCCACCATTTACAGCCAAAAGCTGTACTGTATTTAATGTAGTATCAATAAAACTAATTGATGATGTAAAGACTGTGCCTGTACTCATAGACTTACTGTTGAATGAACTAAGGTACCCTGCTGTACCAAGGCCAACTACAGTAGAACCAAGTTGAGTGGCCAAATAAGAAGTACTAACAAAATTTGCCAGATTCGCTGTACTTACAAGGCCAGTTGCATTAATTGTTCCACAACTACTAATATAGCCAGCGGTTCCAAGACCTATAACAGTACTTGTTAAGAAACTTGTATCGACATTCACTACAACATTGCCAAGACCAGGAGTATCACCTGTGAGTACAATGTTACTACCTCCGTAAATTTGTGCTACTGTAGCAACACCTGTTTGATTAATATTTATGCCATTCAAAAAGAGACTTCCATTGTAGGAATAGAGATTCTTTGGATATCCACCTACTAAATCTAAAAGAGTCAATGTTGATGTATAGACAGACGCACTACTGACAATCTGTGTTGTTAGATTTGATGTTACAAGTGTACTTGCATTTAATCCAAGATATACAGTATTATTTAGATAATCAGGTGTGAGGCTAATTTGACCTGTTCCAGCCAAGGTTAGAATTGAAGAGTAATTATTTGCATAGAGTGTAGTTGCTCCACCAAGCGATGAAATAAGCGAGGCTGGTGTAGTTGGGGTAGAGAGGCTCGGAAAGATCTTTATACTCTGAAAACTATTAAGTGTAGTACTGATAGGAATTCCATTACCTGTAAAGGTTAGTGTATTTGTCACTGGATTTGCTTGAAGACTAATACCACCAGCTCCTGCAAAATTTAGAGTAGGTGTTGTGACATTATTTGAAAAGCCATAAAGAGTATTTCCACCGACCGTATTAATCTGATTAAACCCCTTTGAATAGATATACATCTGATTTGTACCAGCGCCTTGAACAAAACCAATGCCACCACCTTGACTGAGCGTAAATGTATTATACGGAAGATTTGCCGTAAAGGTCCCAGCATCCGTTGCAATTTGGTTAAAACTCGGATTGTAGCCGAGTGTACTAGGAATCGCCCAATAAGTTCCACCTGCACCGTCAGCAGTGAGTACATTCATTGCAGGAACAAACTGATTATTTGTAGATAGCGCATAGACCTTACGAAGAGTTATTTCATCTGTGTCATATGTCCGCTTATGCATTCCCTACTCTAAGGCATATTTTGAACTGAAATAAAAACGGAGTTTGTTGAACCAAAAAAGACAGTCGCATTTGAATTTAGGAAACCCTGTGTTGTATTGAGTGTTACAGCATTCGGAAGATAGTGTCCTAAGACGAGCGGCGCATTTGGATAGAAATTCTGTAGTACAGATCCAGGAATACTCATTTTAATCTTTGGAGCAAAGTAATTACTTATATTTCCATAGAGACCACCTGCCGCTCCACTGTTATAATTCGTAGGGAAGAACATCGTTTGAAACATTTGACTACTCAGATAATTACTATTGCCGGTTACTCCACTCTGAACAAAACTTGACATGTAAATTGGCACAGGAGTTTGAGGAAGTGCTAATGGACTAAACATAAAATTACCGAGAACTTCAATATTTACTGTTGCATTCGATGTAATTAATGTAGAGAAGGAATCTAATTGTAGATTTGCCGTGGTAAAAGAGATTGGTTGTGTGCCTACAGTCCATTTTGGAGCAATGTTTCCGTTTGAACCCTTATAGGTTATAGTAGATTGGAGAAAAGAACTCAAGTAGACGATACTGGCTAAACTACTGACAGTTAGCGTATTCCCAGAGCCTTGAATATAGAGTGTATTTCCATTCACAACAAAAAAACTCTGTTTTAATGCAACCACTGAACTCTGTAATTGCGAGGAGGAGATATATCCAGCCGTTCCAAGTCCATTGAGGGTACTTGTAAGCGGTGAATCAAGAAGAGTAGTATTTGCTGTAAGAGTCACTACACCTGTGCCGACTGTTGGATTAACTGAGATACCAGGACCTGGAATAATCTGTGAAACACCTGCTGTTGTACTGGGTCCTGATGCAAGAGCTCCGTTAAAGAGAAGTTTTCCCGCACTTACATATAATAGACTTGGTAGGCCTGCATTTGCATTTGGCGGTATAGTTACATCTAAAAATGTAATTGATGATGTTTGTACGGTTCCTGTGCTAAATGTTTTTGTATTATAACTAGATATATATCCAAGAGTACCTAAGCCATTAAGACTACTTGTTATCTGCGCATCAAAGAATGATGTACTCAATAGACCCCTTAAATTTGCACTACTTACTAAGCCTACCAGATTAGCTGTACTCACTAGATTTGCTAGATTTGCTGTACTCACTAGATTTGCTAGATTTGCAGTACTGATTAACTTTGCCAAATTGGCTGTACTTACAAGACCATCTAGATTCTGTGTACTTATCAATCCAGATAGATTTGCAGTGCTAACTAAATCTGCTAGATTTGCAGTACTGATAAGTCCAGCCAGGTTTTGACTACTCACAAGTCCGCCAAGGTTTGCTGTGCTGATAAAGCCACTTAGATTTGCAGTACTGACAAGTCCAACTATATTTAGTGTAGAGACATATCCAACTGTGCCAAGTCCAATCACAGTCGAAGTTAGATCTCCCTTACTCACATCTCCTGTAATGGAGGCTCCATTCACTTGAAAGATACCATTTGTCACAGCAACAAGCTGTTTCACACCTGTTACTGTATCCATAAAGTTAATACTTGAGAGCCCAATCATTCCTGTACTCAATGATAGGCCGTTCAAACTGCTGAGATAACCAGGAGTTGTTCCTAAATTTACAATTGTATCTCCAATGCTTGTGCTGAGCGTTGAGATGTTTCCATTAATATAGTAAAAAGTTCCAACAGAAAGGGTTGAATAGAAGTTTGCAGTTCCATTCACAGTAAAACTACTAACAGATCCATCCCCCTGTGAATTTATTATACCTTGAATATATCCGAACAGATTTGTTGTTGTACTATTTAGATTTCCAGAGGAGATATATGTAATAGGATTATAGATAAAATTAGAGAAACTATTAAACTGTGCAGTACTGACATACCCTGCTGTGCCAAGTCCAGCCACTGTACTATAAAGACTCTGTGTACTTACATAACCTGTTGTACCAAGATTTATCACAGTATTATTCAGTGTTGCTGAACTCACATATCCAGCTGTACCAAGTCCAGCCACAGTGCTGTAGAGACTCAGAGTGCTTATATATCCATATGTACCAAGACCTTGAAGACTACTGGCAAGTTGAACAATACTGAGACCCGAGCCAACGACAGGGGCACCATCAACATAGAGTCCACCATTTGTAATTGTAATATTATGACGATAAGGATTATTCGTAGGTGTTGTATCTAACATCTGTATATTTGAAATGCTTACGGTACTCATGTACCATGCCATACTCTCCCATTGAAGACCACCAATTCCATCGGCCGTAAGAAACCAATTTGTACTAATTGGAATGTTTGTGTTAGGATCAAGTGCAAAAAGTGACCGGAGCACCGTTAAATCCATGTCATAGCCCTTTTTGTTATACATGCGAGGATCCATCGCGCTACTACCTTCTACTAAGAATCACTCCATCATTCAGAAGCGCCGCGAGATGACTGGCAACGGTGGTCTATTACAACTCGTCGCAGTTGGAAAACAGGACGTGTTCTTGACGGGAAACCCTCAGATTACATGGTTTAAGTTTGTCTATCGTCGTCATACGAATTTTGCCGTCGAAGCCGTTGAAATGTATTCAGACAATGAACCTGATTTTGGAAAAAAAATCAGTTGGCTGGTTCCTCGGAGTGGAGATTTACTCGGCCCCTGTATTTTAGAGATTACACTCCCTACACTCCATCTCTCCACTACGGATGAGGCCGTTGCCTATGTGAATGCCATCGGTCATGCACTCATTCAAGAGATCACAGTGACTATCGGCGAACAGGAGATTGACCGTCAGACTGGAGAATGGATGGAGATCTGGTCGAATCTCACCACAACCGAGTCACAGAAGTTTGGTTTTTATGATATGATTGGCAAAGTGGACGGATACTCTCAACCTACACTGATTGGACCCCTCAAACTCTATGTTCCTCTTCAATTTTGGTTCTGTAAGAATCCCGGTCTCTATCTTCCCTTACTTGCCTTACAGTATCACCCTGTCCGGATTAATATTACATTCAGGCCCCTACAGCAATGCTTCTGGACACCAAATGTTGTTGAAAACTGTACGGATATTACCGTAAAACCGGCCCATATAACGGATTGCACAATGTGGGGTGATTTTGTCTATCTTGATGTGGATGAGCGTCGTCGGTTTGTCAGCACCGCCCACGAATATCTAATTGAGCAGGTTCAATATACCTCACAAATTGCCATTCCTCCTAGTTCACAGTCTATTCCTGTACCCATTGAATTCAATCATCCTGTTCGCGAGTTTATCTGGGTGCTTCAACGCCAGATGGTCATTGATAATAAGGAGTGGTTCAACTTCAGTAGTCTGAGCGTAACTGAAACAGGAACCCGTACAGATATTCTCGCGAATGCTGTTCTTCAACTCGACGGGTTTGACCGCTTCCAAGTTCGCGATGCCACCTATTTCCGCCTTGTTCAACCGTGGCAACGCCATACAACCATTCCATCCGATGATTATATCTACTGTTATAGTCTTGCACTCCGTCCTGAGGAACTTCAGCCGAGTGGTTCAATGAATGCAAGCCGTATTGATAGTATTGTACTTCAAATTATGACCAGTCAGACAACAGTTCCCGCTCTGGGCAACTGTACTGTTCGCGTCTATGCAACGAACCATAATGTACTGCGTGTAGTGGATGGATTTGGCGGAGTTCTCTTTACAATTTAAGGTACCTATAAAATTGAAACGATTATCTGCTCTCATTGAATGATAACAGATAATGGAGCATGATTCAATAACACAGCAAAGAGTTCGACGCCTTGGCCGTAAACTGATTCAAGAGTATTCATTTGAGAGATGGTGGATTCCAAGGGCGAGTGAATCCTTTGAAAAGGATTTCGATTGGACAGAGCCCGATGTTATGTATGATGAATTTGAAGACCTCTGGCTCCTCTTCTGGAAGCATGGATTTGCCCTACGTAACTTTGAACTCTATCCGCAATCGAATGGAACCTTTGTCTTGACAAATTTCAGCGAGTTTGGATTCCGAATGACATCAGGCCCCGTCTCCATTCGTCTACCCGACCCCACACAGCCACTACAGACATTCTTTGAGGCTCCATGCTTTCCATCTGAGTTCTTGACTCATCTCCGAGCCAAGGGATTTGAAGTGCCTACGGATTGTTTGCCAAGCACAAAGACGGATACAGATTAGTAGGGATGTCTTTCCTAGGTTCATTTGACCATACATCCGCGAAGTCATGGGGAGGGTCACAAATCTCGCCGACTCTCTTCACTTTTATTACAATTATCGGTGGTTTTTTTGCACTCGACCATATTCTTCTACGGTCGCCGCGCACGGCGGCACTCAAAGTGATGGTTAATTTACTTGGTCTCGGTTTCTGGTGGATTTATGATATTGTCCAGACCTTTGCCGAATGGGATTCTGTAGAGAAATACGGTCTCTCTGTTCCGTATATTGGACGACCTGGTCTCGGTGCGGGTATTTTTACAGGTGGTGCATCGAGTCCCGCACCTGATACGGTACCGAGTCCCTTCTTCTTTCTTCTCTATGTTGGATTCCTGGGCCTCCCCTTTGGACTCAGTCATTTTGCAGCAGGTGATTTTATGGGTGGACTTGTAATGCTGCTCTTTACACTGAGTGGTATACTTGCAATCTTTTCATTCTTATGGACGGCCTATTCTGGACTCTATCTTCTCTATGATACAAAGTCCCTATTTGTTGATGGAACACCACGATTCTTCCCTTCAACTATCTACATGAATCAGAATGGTGCCGCTGGAAATGTGATGACACCGAGCGCCTTTGAAAAGATAAAATCAAGTGAGAGTCTCTTCGCAATTATCACAGGACCCTTTGCCCCTTTCTTGGGACCTATTCGGGCAGCACTTGGCCTTGTCGTCGATACAAAGTGTGCCGTTGAAAAGGTGATTCCACCTGTCATTGATGCCGTTCAAAAAACAATTCCACCGGCCGTGGCCGCTGTAAAGAGCACAGCTGCACTGGCTGCAAAGGCACCTGAACTTCTGAGTGCAGCGGATTCAATCTCGGCCTTCACCGACCCTGCAAAACTCAGGGCCGCCGCAGTACAGTCAGGTGGTGCATTAGAGGCTGCTAGCAACATGAGTTCATATGTCTTCTTTGGGACAGCACTTATTGTTTTAGCTGGTGCCCTCACGCTCACATGGGCGCGATTTACACCGTCAAATAAATCCTCCAAACAAGCAAATAATAACGATGTCCCACCCGATGTACACAATGACACCCCTCCCGGATCATAAGTATTTTGAAGCTCTTATCGCCCGTGGAAAGGATGAGCGCATTAAGGTAATGCCGAAATATGTGGTTGTCTATTTCACTGCAGAATGGTGCGGATACTGCCGCGACCTTGATCTCAAGAAGATCGCTGAGACATTCCCCATGGTCACTTTTTTCAAGTGCGATATTGATCAAAACAAGTATACACCTGGGTACTGTCAAGTATCAAAGATTCCGACATTTATTGCAATTCAGGACACTGAATTTCTAGATAAGGTGACCAGTGCCGATACGGGTAAAGTGATGAGCTGGATTAACTCTATCTTTATTAAGTAAATGGTACTCGACTATGCCATTATCGGAGGCGGTATCGCAGGGCTCTATGTAGCCCGCGAACTGGCCAGGCGTACTACACATGCAACGATCTCCGTGTTTGAAAAATACAGAGTTCTTGGGGGTCGAGTCTTGACATTTCATGATAATAGCCTACAATGGGAGGAGGGTGCAGGTCGTATTCATGAAAGTCATACAATGACACGCACACTTTTAAAAGAGTATGGGCTTCATGAAATACCGATATCAGGAGAATCAGGTTGGGTAAAAACCTATGGGTCACCCTTACTGCCCAATCCCTTCGATGATAGTCTTCGTACATGGCTCCCACTTGTTAAAATACTACCCCAGGAAATTCTCAGTACTCACACACTCTATGAAGTTCTAGACGGTATTTTTGGCCCTGAAAAGGCCAAGGCTTTTACGGACCCCTTTCCGTATCGTGCAGAACTCCATACACTGCGTGCAGATCTTGCTTTACAGAGTTTCACTCATGAAATGGGAGCACATCAGAAGTTCTCTGTCTGTAAGGAGGGGCTCGATAGTCTAATTCACGCCGTAGCAAAGGAGTGCGAATCAAAAGGTGTTAAAATCTATACGCACCACACCTTAGAAAATCTTGCACCTGAAATGGATGGGTTGTTAACCCTTTGGTTCAGCACAGGAAGCCCATCACTGCAAAATACTCGAACAATCAAAACAGTGCAGGCAAAAAATGTCATCTGTGCACTCCATGCAGATGCACTCAAGAAAATTCCAATTTTCAAGCCATTACCTGCATTACAGTGCGTGAAGATGGAACCGCTTCATCGTATCTACGCCGTCTTTCCTCCAGGAAAAAACGGCAAGTTCTGGTGCGAAGATCTTCCGAAGTTTGTGACAAAAACCCAGCTTCGCTATTTTATTCCTGTTCGCCCAGAACTCGGTATTGTTATGATCTCCTATACGGATGCAGGTGATTCGATTGTCTGGACAAATATTGCAAAGGGTACGAAACCGATTGCCGAACAAGTTCTGGGAAAAATCCTCACAGATGAATGTCGCAAACTCTTTCCAGGCAGAGAGATTCCGTATCCTCGTGTGGTAAAATCGCATCCGTGGGAATCAGGTGCAACCTACTGGGTGCCCGGTCTCTATGACCCTTACAAAGTCAGTAGGGAGAGTCTTCGACCATTCAATGACCTACCGAATCTTTTCATCTGTGGTGAAAGTTTCTCCATGAAGCAGGCGTGGATTGAAGGGGCACTTGAAAATAGCCGTGCTCTACTTAGAATCCTATGAACACTCACATTGTCTTATCGCTTTTCCACATCTTTTTTGTGGTGCCCTTTTTTCTTTATGTTGGCCTTCAACGGTCCGCTACACCAAATGAAATCTTTACAACTCTTCTAATTCTCGGTATTGTACTGACACTCTACCACGGCTACAAGGCGTATGTTCGTTTTGTCAATGCATCACCTTTTATGTATGTGAACCTCATTCATGCACTGCTCATTGGACCGCTTCTGATTATGATTGGCCTTAAAGGAAAAAATACGGAGACTCCGTATTATGAACTGCTACTCATGCTTACCTTTGCAGCAGGGGGTTATCATCTCTACAGTCTTGTTCAACAGATGAACAATCTGAGAGATGAGTAAGTACGCCTTATTAGGCTAACCTACAGTGAGCACTTCATCTAGATGAGGAATAGTAACTCCATCAATACTGTCAAGGCACTTCCCTGCATGATAGTAAAACGCGGTGCTGCTCTTGAAAGTCTTCTGACATTCGGTACAAGTAATCTCATTGCCTGTACCGTCCTTCATATCATCTAAGTAGTGACGACAGTGCTTCCGAGTAAAGTGGATAATACGGTTCGCAAAACTCTGAGATTCAAATTCACAGCAGGGACACTGATACTTTTCAATCTCCTCTTCATTTGTATGACGAGCACGCGTATGTAGATCTAGAATCTGCTTCTGTGAGAATCGTCTATCACAGATATCGCAGACAAAGGGCAATTCACCCGAATGCTTGGCCTTATAATGCATATGCATAGTACTCTGCTTTGTAGTTGTCTTATCACAGAATTTGCAGACATAGTCACCCTCCTTATTCTTGAAATACTCGAAACGCTCTTTTGACATAGTATATTTGTAGTATTGTTTGAGTGGGTTTGAAGTTTCAAATTTTTACATTGCTTTACTACTTTAAGGCTATCACAATAAACTATCAGCAAATGAGTGTTACAATTCTAACACTTGTGATTGGCGAAGACTATCGTACGGGTCTTCGTGAGGCCCTACACTCAAAGGTTGACTATGCAGCAAAGCAAGGCTATACATACATTCAGGGTGGAGAAGAACACTGGGACCGTGACCGCCCCATTCCGTGGTCAAAGATACCGTTTGTTCTTGCGGTTATGAAGAGCCTTCCTGAAGGGGCACTTCTCTGGTTGTCTGACGCAGATGTCTACATTACAAATCCCACGATTCGACTCGAGGACTGTATGGTACCCTTGCTTCCAGCCAATAAGGACCTACTTATGACACTGGACGCGTGCGGTCACATTAATTCTGGTAATATTCTCTTCCGAAATACGGCGTGGATGCGGGCCTTTTGGGAGAAGGTGTGGCAGAAAACTGACTATTTATATCATGTTTGGTGGGAAAACGCCGCGATGATTAAGGTTCTTGATGAAAACGAAGAAGACTTTGCAAAAACGGAGATTACGGCGCAGCATAAGAAGTTCAATGCGTTTCTCCGAGGGCTCGAAGGGCAGCCATTATGGGAGCAGGGGGATTTTCTCGTCCATTTTGCAGGTGTCTACGACCCGAAGGAGATTGCGAGTTTGATTTCCCAGATTCGTAATGGTCAGACACCCCGACTCCAAATGTAGGGTGTTAGTAGAAATGCCCCCACCTTCTGCAAGTAAGTTAACAGATAATGAACTTCAACTGGCACCTGCTGATTTTGGTTATACGGTGAAAGTAGTTGAGGGAACTGTAGAGCCTGTATTAAATGGAAAGACAGTTACAATTGCTCCCGAGCATGAGCTTAAAATCTCAGTAACAACTCAGCCGGCTACAAATTCTAATGCCGAAGGTGGTGGAAAGGTTAAGAAGAATCGCAAGGAAGCCAATAAGACCCGTAAGAATAAGCAAGATGGTGGCAAGCGCAAGCTGAGTGGGTACATGAAGTTTGCAAATAAGGTGCGCCCTCAACTGATGAAGGAGAATCCTGGCATGAAGATTCCTGAACTTGGCAAGAAGATTGGCAAGATGTGGGGAGAACTCACTGATGCCGAGAAGAAGAGTCATGCGTAGAAGCCATTGCGTAGATTTTTATCTAGTCTTTGAATATAGAATGGACGCTTCTAAGAAGACTCTGCTTGCTGGCGGTCGTCGTACACGCAAGAATCGTGGCAACAACCTTGTCGGTGGTGCCAAGATGGCCACGGGCTCCAAGGCCCAGGTATGGCACGGCACGGCCCGCCACACGTCCGGCGGCCTGACCAAGAAGGATCTTATGCGTCACAAGGGCAAGATTGTGAGCCGCCGCAAGCACGCCGCGGGACTCAAGGCAATCCGCAAGCTGCGTAAGTTAGGCTATGTCGCCAAGAAGGGCACATTCAAGCTTTTCAAGAAGCAGCGTGGTGGCACTATCCCGTGCGAGGATTGGGAGGCGCAGGGCTTTGCGAGCAAGCGGGACTGTTTGGAAGCGCAGTAAATAAATTTACGTATTAAGTCTCTATACTGAACTAAATCTTCTGGTTAAGTATAGAATACAATGAATATCACCATGACTCTATTCACCACGCTGCTGTTCGTTCTCCTGACGCCTGGCATGCTGCTGCGCATCCCCCCTGGAGGCTCTAAGCTTACGGTTGCGCTCGTTCACGGCCTGATCTTTGCCCTGCTCTACCACTTCACGCACAAGATGGTGTGGCGCTGGTCGATGGGCTATGAGGGTTTTGACACTGCTACCGATAGCTGCCCTAACGGGAGAAAGTGTGTGAACCACACGTGCTCTGGCAAGGGCGCAGCAATCGCCTGCTAATCCTCCGAACTTTCAAGCTGTGAAGTGCACCATTTGAGAACCTCACATACATCTTCAACACCAATTTCAGTACCGCGTACTTCAAGTCCCGCCGCATCGTACCATTTAACGGACCGATTCGGACAGACTACAAGCCCAGCCTTCTTCTCTCGAAAGTCTTCTAGACTATCGAGCACAGCCATACCCTGTAGTGTGCCCTGTGCAAGAAACCATTCTTTATATTTTAGCGGAGCGAGTAGAGGACTGAGAAAAGTATAATATGTATCACGGACACTCGGTAATCCACTACCAAAACAGACCCAGTGAACCGACTCAAATCGTTTTAAAAGGACCCCAGGCACCTCCGAGCCGACCCAGAGGACTGAAATCGGCTTGCCAGCATTTTGAAGATAGGATGCAAAGAGTGAATAGTCAATGTTTCCTCGGATTCGGATAACAAAATCCCACGACTCTTGAAAGATTCGCAGCCGTTGTCCTGATTTCAAGTCCTCTGTAAGAACCAGACAACGTCTACCACGAAAGAGAAGTTCTTGTTGAATTCGTAGGAATACCTGAATTGCTTCGCTGAGACCTCCCGCTATGAACAACCGTTTCGGTTCCGTTGTCCATTCAAATGCCTCCAGATGGACGGACATTTTCCTTACTAAAACAGAAGAGTCATTCAATGCTATTTGAACGCGCCACACTCACTACGGTTCTTATTCTGGCTGTTGCAGGACTTTTACTTGATTTACCGTGGCTTTTTATCAGTTCAAAGTGGTCCAGTGACATGATTCGTGATATACAGGGTTCTACCTTAGTACTCAATCCAGTTCCTGCTGTAGTAGTCTATCTGGCCCTCGGCTTCCTCGCAACCATTCCTACAACTCCTGCCGAGTCTTTCGGACTTGGTGCAGCCACCTATGCGGTCTATGATTTTACCAATCTTGCCACACTGAAAAAATATCAGCCACTGTTTGCACTGGCGGATACATTTTGGGGAGGTGTGCTCTTTACACTTTTATTTTATGTCAGATCTTTCTTCTCAATCTGAACTTCAACTGTGCGAAGTTCAAGAGTTGATTTACGACGCTCAGGCTCTACAATTGAATTTCTACGCGGCTCGGCCACTTTGGAGGGTCGGCGTTCAGTGACAGCAGTCACAGATGCTCTACGCTCAGCGACAGCCGAGGCGCGGCGCTCTGTAAGGGCCTGAGCAGCAGGAGAAGACCTCCGTAAGAAAATTCCAACCGCTCCACAACAGACAATAACCACAAGTAATCCAAAGATAGATGAAAATGCGATGGCTGCGACAAGACCTTTTGATAGTGGAGCATTTTCATAGATAATTACAACATTCATAGAGGGTGACCCAGTAGGTGTCATTGAATAAGATGGTGTAATGGATGACGTAAGTGATAGAGTGGGTGTTTGACTTGGTGTAGGTGTAGGTGTTATAGAGGATGTAAGTGATAGAGTCGGTGTTTGACTCGGTGTAGGTGTAGCGGTCAATGTACTTGTCTCCGTTGTTGAAGCACTTGTAGAACCACTTGCTGTTGGTGTTATTGTTACACTTGCCGAGCCACTTGCCGATACACTTGCCAAGCCACTTACACTAGGTATTGCTGTCCGTGTTGCACTTCCAGATGCACTCGCTGTCGCCGTACCTACAGGGGCTGCCGGGCCAAGTTGGCAATAGAGTGCGACCGTTGTTGAAAACTGGCCAGAATTAATCGTGCATCCATAACCGGGTCCTTTAAGGTAGCATGTGTCAGAGTTAGCAATATCCCATGCAGCCATCATATTACAGATTGCCGCCGAGTTTGCAGTGACATAAGCACAGCCAGGAATACCGAGTCCTGCGGGAGGAGAGTTCGTATTTCCCTGTACAACCGAACTCAAAGAAGTACAACTCTGCGCGGCCGCCGCGGCGACTAAAGAAAAAATGGAAACTAAACGCACCATCATTTTTCTACTGGGCCTTTTTATTTTCCCGTTGAGCCGAAGCCACCCTCACCGCGTGCCGTTTCAGGTAAGCTCTCGACGAGAATCACCTCCTTAATCCACCCCATATCAGGAGCTACAATCTGAAAGAGACGCGTACCCTCCTCTACAGTTGACAGTGACTGTATCATGAAATTCTTTACAGGAGCCTTGACGGGACCACGATATGACTTGTCAATGATACCTTCGGAGTTTGCCATGAAGAGGTTCGTCTTACAGATGCTCGACCGCGGTACGAGACGGTAGTGAACCTCCTCCTCAATCTGAAGTCCATGAGTATAATGAGTCGACGCATGCGGCGTAGAGGGTTCCGCTCCCAGAATACGCAGCATCCGTGCTCGGACGCCCTGATTCAGGAAGACAACGGCGTGGCTATAGGCTGAAATTTCCGTAGCCTCGCAATACAGATCATATCCAGCATTCTCATCGCTACGATTCTTATCCGTCTTGTAGTACTTTGTTGCCCAAGGTTCTACAAGAAGTTCTAGACGGTAATGCATTTTCTTATATATACTACACCCATATTAATGCCTCAAATTTTACGATAGAGTATCAACCACCTTCATGACCTCCTGTGCAGAGCGTGTCCAAAATGATTCAGTCGCCTCCTGATTTACACGCCATGCTTGAGCCATTGAATCCCAGCACGCTTCGATCCTCGCATTATATTCATCGAGTGACATTGAATAGATTTTCTGCCGCAGTTTTTCTGCCGTAGTATAGTCATCGAGGTCAATAAACGATTCACGAGGAAATGTGTAATAGACACTGCGATTGTTACGATAGATGGGTAGTGTATTTGTAAAAATCGGGTCCCAGAGTTTCTCACTGATGTAATGCGGTTGTATACAATTCTCCAGAGCAAGATTGTAGTCGTATTTACTTAAAATACCAGGTTTGGTTGCCTGCCAATCGGAGTGAGATCCTTTTGAGACTGTGCCAGGCCACCCCTTTCCGTAAATATCGCAGTAATCCGCACAATTCAGTGCAAAGGTAGCCCTTGCCTCAGTATCTTTTGCATAACTCCTGGGATAACTCATAAGGGCGACCATTTTGATGAGACTATCCTTACAACGATACACTTCGCGATGAAGTGGCTTCAGTGGCAAAGTAGGATGTTGCTGAAAGAGAAAGATTCCGTTGTTAAAAAGAGAATTTTGGTTCCAGAGATTGAAAATATGCATAGGAATTCCGTAGAGGTTGAGTTTTTTTTCTGTGTGTGTTGAAAAATACGGCTCCATCGTCCAGAGAATACACGCCTTTGGCATGGGGCGACGATTTTGAATTCTATGCTCAAGTGCCTGTTTCAATGTAAATTCATTATTTGAAACAAGTACATTTGCCTCAGTATGAGTCTTTACAAAGGTGAGTTGTGCAGGCAAGGGTGATTCATCTGGGTCCCAGACTGTATTCTTCGTTTTACAGAGAACATGGAACTTGAGCCCACTCATCTACAGGTTTATCAAGAAAAGCGATTAAGCCACACCCTTACAAAAATTTGAACTTATGTAGGGGGGTCAAGACCAACTGGAAACTGTGGTCATAGTGGAGTTGCTGGCAATTGTTCATGCGGTAGGCATCAAAATAATGTTAAAGAACTTATTCAAGCAGCCTTTGATAGGATTATAAGAATCTCTTAGATAAACGGATTATGTGCCCACTGTAGCAACGCCTGCCGTTGTACAGGTCTTTATAGGAAAATATCGAGCACCATACAGCGAACAGAACCTCCTGATTTTTCAAACTCACTTGTTTCTACTTGATGAATTTGTTTACCTGTAATCTTTTCAAGCTTCTCTTTCAATCCTACCTCTTGTAATTTATGTGTAACTAGTCTTTTTCCATCTACAACTGCATTCAAACAAAAGGAATCAAGTGTATCTAGAACAGTGACATTTGCTGCACCCAGAAATTTCTTTATTTTGCCGATACTCTTCACACTAAATGCTTTTTTATGTAGGATACACTTAGTATCATCATATTCAAGCATAGAAACATCTAAATGATAATAATCAAAACATTCGATTGGTACAACAAGTAGCTCGGGCGGACGGAGACCTTCTGCCATATAGATTTGAGTTAAAAGCTTCTCCAGAATTTGAAATGTCTTTTCTGTTGACCGATAGCCGTAGCCACAAATCGCTTTTGTTCCTCCATGAAACCATTTGAGTTCAGCTTGTCCTTCAAAAGGCGCATCCTGTGAACCTGGAAAGGATATATTTTTCACACCAAGAGCCTGAAAAAGTGCTTTTAAATACGGAAGTTCACGCTTCCTCTGTGCATATTTCATATAAGGAAGAATCACTGCAGGGTATGAAAGACGAGGCAGCGATAATCCTCCATTTGCAACAAATACAATATCAGAAACAGATACATGGGGCTCAACTTTCACCGATAGTAACGCAGGTAATTCCTTAAGAAGTTCATCATGCTGTCTCTTCACAGTTTTTTTATCAATAGGTGAATGATGACAATACGGATTTTGATTATCCTGCGATTTTTTTATTATAAAGGTATTCGGTTCTATTGCTACACGCAGCATCTACAGATTATACAGAGATTATACATGCGGTGCCTGTCGTTTGAGAAAACGAACACGTATTTTTTGAGGAGAGAAGAACTCTTTGAATACAGCAATTGCGTCACGGGGACTAAATAATTTACAGGAGAAAATATCTAAATAAATATCATTTGTCGCGTCAACAAAATGCGCGGTGATATTGGATGTCTCAATAAGTTGAACGAGAGAGAAACCCTTTTTATCTCCTTTACCAAAATTATTTATCATTGGTTTACCGTACGCGATCATATCAATCTCTTTTACAAGTTTTTTACTAAAGTCGGTGATTGTCTTTTTTGACCGTAGTGCTTCTGGATCACATCCACCCGCCTCCACAATTAAATGATAGCCCCAGTACTTTTTGAGTTTTCGTGTTTGACCCATCTCTATTAGATAAAAGGATTATGTGCCCACTGTAACAACGCCTGCCGTTGTACGGGCCGACAGGTCAGATCACCAGGTGAGCAATTTGCCCGAATTTGTCCTGCATGCCGTGTGAACGCACGCCAGCGCTTGATTTGGATTTCATCAAGTTCAGGAAGCCGCCTACCCATCCAATAGCGACAATACCACTGAAACCATCCGCGCTCATCGGGATTTTTTGCACGGCTACTCAGCACTCCAAAGCGTTTATCTGTACCACCTCCAGGCACCCAACCCGCTTTGCGCCACGCCTTCAGAGGCTGTCGTGACCCCACGCTAAAGGCATTGACGGAAATATCTGCACCTTCGGGACGAAGTTTGTCAAGCATAATCGCACCCGCGTACCATTCGGAAGGAAATTCGCCAATACAGTCATTCAGATACTTTCCTTCAAAGACACCTGCTGCCAACATCTCTCCAGGTGTTGCATACGGTTTGAAGGCCATGGCGGTTCCAGGTGCCTCCTCAAGTATATACGAATACCCCTTCACCATTTTATTGCTCACATGAATTGTATCACCTTTTTTGAATGATGCGAACGGATGACCCTTTCGCTTCAGATGTACGAGCATCTCATCTACACTCATTCCCTATCCTCTCTGTTTTTTATTTATTGAACCTAACATTAAAAAGTACTATAGTAGATGTCGGGAAGCCTGTTCATTTTCTGTTTAGTACTTTTTACAGTAACTGTGTATTTTCTAACACTCTATCCGCCTCCAAAACCCACGCCCTTACATATTGAAAAAACGTATGTAATTAATCTAGAATCCTCTACGGATAGATTAGCCAAATTCAAAAAACAACTTAAGCCTTTTAATATGGAGTTTGAGCGTTGGAATGCGGTCAATGGACGAGAGATACCCAAAAAACAATTTCGTGAAATGGGCGTGGCTCATTGGGCAATTCAAGACTTTACAAAGAAACGTCAGGGTGAAGTCGGTGCACTTTTTTCACATTTGTTACTTTGGAAGTATATCGCAAAACAAGACTATTCATCAAATGCAGGTGTTTTGATTTTTGAAGATGATATTCTACTTGCGCCCAATTTTAACAAACATCTTGACAAAATTCTACAGAAAATACCAAATGATTGGGATATGATTGTACTCGGATATGGTCATGAAAAATACTTTGCTGAACCAGAGGGAGATATTCGGAAAATTAAACGATTTACGGGATGTTATGCATATATTGTAAACCCATCATCTCTTGGAAAAATAATGCCGTATTTTTCATTGCCTGGAGAGGCCGTTGATACAATTTTAGAAGATTTAACTTCACGTTCACTCATAACAATTTATGGACCTTATAATCGAATCGTTGAAACAGGAAATGAAAAAAGTACAATTGTACCCTAAATTTGATAGGCATATACAATAGAATTAAAACTACAAATGCAGTATTCCCATCCTGAGCATCCAATCTCCGCAGAGGGTCGCAGTTTTCTTGCTTCTCTCACTCAAGAGCAACGCAATCTACAAACTCTTGCACAGAAGATGCTCAGCTCCTCCTATTTCATTGAGAAGACCCATGGATTTAAGATGTGGGTTGCAGCAAATGCGATACCGAAGCCTCCCGCAAAAAAGGAGTAGCACATAGAATGAATATAAACCCCAAACCCAACTATCAAATTGGACCTCTTGTAAATGGTAAAAATGACACGGGACTAGACCCCACAGCATTCACTACGCGTGGTTCAGGTGCTGCGAACATTAAGATTCCTGCCCGTAGCGAACGCGTCATTCGTGTTGAAATCAATAGCAATGACCGTGACTTTGTAAAATATCCGAATCCGGCAGACTTTCAATGGGTCGCCCCCTTTCCGATTCAAGGTATTAAGTCAATGACAATCGTGGGTGGAACAGTTCCTGTACCTATCTATACGATTGATGTACCCTATAATTCATTTTCTTTTGATACAGGTACGGCTATAAAGACAGTCACCTTTCCTCCTGGACTCTATACACCCCTCTACATTAGCCAAGTTCTCGCCCCACTTCTCACTGCCGCAGATGGTGTAAATACATATACAGCCAATGTTGATAAAGTTACACAACTTCTGACAGTCAAATCAAACGGTACCAACAATTTTGGATTTTTATTTGGTCCTGGTGCAAATGATGAGTATCGTAATGTATTCAATCCAGGCCTCTCTGCAAAGAAAAATCCGGCCTATATGCTCGGCTTTGATTTGAATGGATCTACCTACGCAGATCCTGTGACGCATATTCTCACCGCACCCTATGCTGTAAATGTAAACCCCCTACAACGTATCTATGTCTACATGAATTACGGAACAACCATTGATTTCCGTGGAATCTTTCTTGGTGGAGGCCGACCAAATCCGACGGCAATTCTCTACTGTACCGACCAAGATTCTGTCTCCTATTTCACAAAAGCCCTCAATAAGGATACCTATGACTCAATTATTGCTCACGGTAACATTATTCCGAGGGTAAATGTCTTTAATATTCGTCTTGAAGATGAATTTGAAAATATTCTGAATCTGAATAATCGCGCTGTCTCCTTTCTAATTGAGATGACAGTTGTCGAGACTTAATGAACAATCTTCAAAAGACAACTTCCGTGGTCACGGGCAATTTCTGAGAAACTTGAGTTTGCACTACCGAGTACTTTGAAAGCCCGTGCTAAGACAAAAAAAGCCGCCGCCGCCTCAATCATTCCCGCTTCTGTATGGCGCTCACGAATGCGTTCAGGAATGCGCATCCGTTCACCAAAACATTCATAGAGTTCGAGCAGCAGTTCTGTATCATCCGATATAAGGGTAAAGTTTTCGCCCGTCTCCTCCGCAATTGCACTCTTAAATACCCAGAGTGGTGAAAGCCGCCGCGCCTTTTCATTATCTGTTCCACGAATGTGAATCACAGTGTGACATAAAAGACCCTGTGATTTCCATTGAGAATAAAGAGCCTCTACCGCAGTACTTGGCTGTAATGACCGCAGATAGCCGAGCCACTTGATATTTGCCGCACCATCTGTACGAGGCCAGAAACAGCCGTGTGACTTGATACGGAGTTCTTCTGTGCCTTCCTTATCTTCAAAAAAGACACGCGCATCCTCTGGGCTGAGCACTTGTGTAGAGACTTCGGGAGATACCATATCTCTGATTTCAACCCATTCAGGAAGTCGTGAGCCGTTAAATAAAATTGAAAATCCCGCAGCGCATTCAGATTTGACAGGCCACCAAATCACGAGTCTCCGGCAGAGCTTCTCTGCCCAACAGACTCCTGATATCATTGCACGGATTCGATTACCGAGTCCAGCATTGACTTCCAAGTTAAGAGTTTTCATTCTACTCGTACTTCGTACGCGTGGCTTAAGCGCCGAATAATATAATACCTTATTACATCACAACACTGGAAACTCTACGGAAACTCGTTTCTCGCTTCGGCACAGCCGGTGACGCATTCTATGTCGCATCCAAGTCCCGTCTTAACGCGAACATTAAGTCGTGGTCCACCCATCTTCCGCAGGTTCGCCCCTTCTACGCCGTGAAATGTAACCCTGACCCAATGCTCATGAAATGGCTCAAAGAGGCTGGCGTAGGCTTTGATTGTGCCAGTGGCATGGAGCTTGAAAAGGCAGCGAAACTCTTTGATACGCCTAGCGAGTTCTCAAACTCAACTGTATTTGCAAATCCGTGCAAGCCGCCTCGCGATCTTGCAACTGCCATACACCTTCAGTCAGGTCCAACCGTGGTCGATTCAGTTGAAGAGGTTCAGAAACTTGCTGCGGTTAAGTGGAAGCAGGGTTCTCTCATTCGCATTGCAGTGGATGACCAAGGTTCCAAGATGCCCTTCTCCAAGAAGTTTGGCGCCGCAGTAAAGGATATACCTGCAATTCAGGCGATTGCTCGGTCGCTCGGCCAAGACATAAAGGGTATCTCCTTTCATGTTGGCTCAGGCTGTCAGGATTTGACTCAGTACTCGAGGGCAATTCAAATGGCACTTCTCTCTCTAACGGCTACAAAGGGTCCTAAGATTGTTGATCTGGGTGGTGGATTTGAAGTGGAGACCTTTCACAAGGCTGCGAAGTTCATCCAAGAATCAATAAGGGCTGTACCGTCCACTCTACCGATTCAATGGATTGCTGAGCCAGGTCGTTTCATGGCGAGCGATTTTCAGGACCTCTTTGTCCCTGTGATTGGAAAGAAGGGAGGTCCAAATGGTTGGCGGTACACGATTGATGAGAGTCTCTATGGTCAGTTCTCCTCTATTCCTTTTGACAGGGCCACGCCCAAGTGGCTGCGCGTTCAGAGTGAAGGAGAAATCAGAGCAAAGACACCAAATCGCAGGCGAATGCCTGGAGTCTTATTTGGAAGAACATGCGATAGTGTAGACATGATTGCACAAAGTGATGACATGGAAGAACTTGAAGTCGGTGATTGGCTCTGGTTTCCTAAGATGGGAGCCTATACGAGTGTCACAGCCACTGAATTTAATGGATTTCCCAAACCAAAAGTTATATATACAGAAGACAGCCAACCTCACCCTATGTTTATGGGATTTGAGCCTTGGCCTACAAAGATTAAAACAGTAAGCCATGTGAATGTCCCTCAGTAAAATTTGATGACCTAAACTTTAAGTTTTTTACATCAAAAGAATGACGACCATGGTTCCAATCGGCAATGCCGGCTATGTTGAACTCCTTGAGACCTTTGGCTCTGACCTTACAGTGGTCAATGCAGCGCGTGTCTCCTTTGCAAAGGAGTCCCTTGAGTTCAATGATAAGGATGCTGGGCTAGTCAAGTATCTCGCAAAGCATAACCATGTAAGTCCCTTCTTTCATCCGCAGATTCGTATGCGCATTAAGATGCCTATTTTCCTAGCACGCGAATGGTATCGCCATACAATTGGGTTTGCTCGTAACGAAGTGAGTCGTCGCTATGTAGATGATGAGCCTGAGTTCTTTATTCCTGAAATCTGTCGTGAGCGTGACCCGAAGCTGAAGCAGGGATCAAAGTCAGAAGAGGTGAAGGATAACTTTCTCTGTGTTCAGGCCATGAAGGAGGCGGTTACAAAGTGTCATCATATCTACACGGCACTTCTTGAACAGGGCGTCTGTCCTGAGCAGGCACGCATGATTCTACCCCAGTCAATGTATACGGAGTTTATTGAGACGGCAAGTCTGGCGGCCTATGCGCGTCTCTGTAATCTGCGCCGTGACCCTGGCGCACAGAAGGAGATTCGTGAATATGCGGATGCCGTTGTCAGTCTTCTCGAGCCAAAGTTTCCAGTGAGCTGGGTTGCACTCTGTAAGGCTGAGTAAAGTCCGTTTCCAAAAATTTGATTTTTTTGGCTTCACTATAAATCAGTAGAAAAATGTCAATCTACCAGTCTACCTGTGAACGATTCATCTGTAGTCCTGTTGCGTCAGGTCTTACTGCGATTCTCTCTGCGGTCTACTTTATCACCTATCCTTCTTTCTCATCATTCATTCTCACAGCAGCTCTTGTAAAGGGTGTCGATCTTCTTCAGAAGGCGCTTGTAAAGTATGACATTGAGCGATTTAAGAGTTTCCCTCGCCCTGTTGTTGAGGAGGAGCCACAGGAAGAGGAAGAGGAGGTACAAGAGGAGCCAGAGCCTAACGAAGAACTAAAGGATGACACCGAGTATCATGCAAATGATGAGCGTGAAGAGGATGAAGAGTATATTCCTTCTCATAAGCCTACTCTGAAGCGCCGCACCTACAATTTGCGAAATCGTACGGAGTAGGACGAACCAAAAATTTGATTCACTCTTTCCCACCTAAACATCGGTCGTGAAGGAAGTATGGAAGAGAGCCAAGGCTTCTCACAGCAATCCTCTGAATATAATTTTTAGAAGCCTGCTTAGCTCTCTTATATAGTATCTCTTATATAGTATCTCTTATATACTTACTCACCAAGGCTTCTCACAGCAATCCTCTGATTAAAATCCTTTCAAGAAGCCTGCGTTCAAACACACCTAACCCACTCAAAGTCTATACTATAGTTTTCCATTAATGTGGTAAAATTGTAGTATATGCTTTGAATTTAGTCTTTCCTGCACTAAGTAGCCAGATTAAGAATCCACACAGCAATCCCCCTATTATATACTATTTGGATTCTGGGCTACACACAGCAACTCACACTAACATATCACACTAGCATATCACACTAACATATCACACCAACATATCACACCAACATATCACATAGTTTGGCGCTATAGTCTAGTGGTCAGGACAGGAGGCTTTGAACTCGTAAAGTGCTACTTTACTCGTTAGCGACCTCTTAACGCAGGTTCGATCCCTGCTAGTGCCTTTAAGAGTTGATTGTCTCTTTCAAAAAACAATCATGCACTATGATGTCCGAGTGCTTCGGCACACGCCCATCATTAGTTTCACTAGGATGTCCGAGTTGGTTAAGGAGGCAGGCTTAAGATCTGCTGACGCGAGTCGCATGGGTTCGAATCCCATTCCTAGTAAAGAGTTTGGTGCTTCTTTCCAAAAAGCACCTGGTGATCATACGATCCGTTTGCTGTTCTCGTCAAACAGCATATCCGAGCTTCTTCAAAGCACGGTTTGCAACTTTGTTGCCCTCCGATGTAGTGTAAAGGTTAGCATAGGTCTCTTTCACAGACCAGATCCGAGTTCGATTCTTGGCATCGGAATTAAGTTGGCAACTCTTTAAAAGTTGCAACTAACGCAAATAGTTCAGTGGTAGAATAACGGGTTTCCATTCCGTTGACACGGGTCCGATTCCCGTTTTGCGTAAACAGTTTGGTTCTTCTGTCAAAAAGAACCTGGTGGAGGACAACAATCTTCTTATTACCGGTTTAACTCAGTATGGTAGAGTGTCGGCCTTTTATGATATTAATACTGTCATAATGTCAGCCGAACGTCATGGGTTCAAGCCCCATAACCGGTGTATTCATTTTTTTATGAAATCAATCTTTGGTTTTATAAGAACTTCCAAATATATCCTCCAGCAGTTTTATTTCTTCCATTACAAACACCAGATATACATCTTTCATTTACATTTGTTTCTACACTTGCTCTGTGAATACTTTCAAAATATTTAATTAATTCACTTTCTAAAGTATACATTCCAACTTCTCTCCTATGCACTGATTTTTTACCATAGTTTGGATTTTTATTACCTATTGTTTGTTCTATCCTCTTTTCTCTAAATTCAGGAGTCCAAACAGAATTAATTTCATCTTCAGTCCATTTTCTTCCGTATTGTGGATTCTTTTCTCCTTTATTTAATTCTGATAATTTTTTTAAAGTATTTGGATGGTGTTTTGAATTCATACCACCTCTTTTGAGATTATATCCGTTTGGACAAATAGTATTAAATTTATTTATGTATTCTTCTTCAAATTTATTACAATCATTATTAAAACATATACAAATAATTTTAAATTTAAATTTATCAATTCCATACTTTTTATATGCTCGTAATAAATAACTTCCACACGATTTTTTATCACATTTACGATGTGCTTTCCATCTTCTCTCAATATCTTCTTGCTGTGTTTGCCCTACATACCTCTTTCCAGTTACTGTATTTGTTATAAGATAAATGTATCCCATAGTATCCGGGTCAACCCTATACTATATAATTAAATTTTTGTGTTATATATAAAAATTTGAACTAATTTCACTACACTAGTAAATTTAACAAAATGTCCCAGCGTATTCATGCTTCTATTGTAGATGAGTCCATCAAACTCTCAGTTCCCTATGATGAATATACTATCATAAATGCCTTTTACGCATTCTATGCTACTCTTCCTCTTGAAGGTGATAATCATAGATGGGGTGTTGAAGATGATAATGCATGGAGTATTGAACTTTACAAACAGAAACGCTATATGACGGCCGAGCAAGTCTTTCAATGCCTTTCCAACTTTACACAGAACTTTCAAGATCGCCATGCGATTAAGGATCGCATGATTGGAAATATCTCTATTCTTGCAAAAATTCCCTACGATGAGGTTGAGGCACTGGCAAAGATTCACTTCAAGTAGATTCTACTTAAAAATCATGTAGCTATATCTATAAATGCGCGTAGCTATTCTTTTGGCAGGTCGTATCAAGGGCTGGGAGTATACAAAAGATGCACTTAAGAGTCTCCAAAACAAATATAATGCAATCTTTTTTGTATCTCTAAACCAAGAGGCTGCAGACGAATCAACGCTCGCTTTTTGTGAGTATTTTAACTTGACTCCAGAACAAATTGCATATACACCTACACATACACCTGAAAAATATAGACAGTTTCATCCTGATGGACGAGAGCACAATTTCTATTCACAGTGGTTTCATGTGCGAAATGCATTTGATTTATGCAAAGAGTATTGCCTTAAAAAGAATAGCCTCTTTGATGTAGTGATAAAATATCGATCTGAAATTCAACCAGAAACAATTCTGGAAATATCAGATGTTCGGCCAAACCGATTCTACTGTCCCGTTCATCCCGCCTATCAAACAAATGATCAAATGGCCTATGGAGATTTTCATATGATGGAGGCTTATAGTCGCCTTGTTAATTTGTATGAATTTTTTTATACTAATAAAATGCTTCTCTATTCTGGTGGTGTTCCGAGGCCAACTGAGTGTGTTCTTTTTGATTATCTAAATATCTTGGCGCACTATGATAAAATAGATGTAATTTATATTGATTTTAAGTTTTATCTAGATGGTCGCGGCAGATAATCTAACTTTTTTTTTCTCATTTAGTAAATGCGAGTTGCAATACTTTTGCCAGGTCGAATCTATGGATGGCAATATTGTAAAGAATCTCTTAAGCGTCTACAAGAAAAATACAATGCTACATTTTTTGTAAGTCTTAATGCTGAGGGCCCCGATGAATCATCCATTGCATTTTGTTCGTATTTTAACCTTGGCCCAGATCAAATTAAATATACTACTACAGAAACACCCGAACAGTATAAACAATATGATATATATCGTGATAGACCCTACAATTTTTATTCACAATGGTTCCAAATAAAATCTGTATTTACTCTACTCAAAAACTATGCCAGTAAACATAGTATTCAGTTTGACTGTATAGTTAAGTATAGAGCGGATATTGATTCAAAGGATATCCTTCCACTTGAATATCCACAACTGCATCGTTTCTATTGCCAAGTTCATCCTGTATTTCAAACAAATGATACAATTGCATATGGTGATTTTGAAATGATGGAAAAATACAGTCGCCTTGTAGATTTTTATGAATATTTTTACCAAACTGGAATGCTACTGTATGGAAGTGTGAGACAGCATGTAAAACCCACTGAAATACTCCTTTTTGACTATATGTGCCTACTTGCAACTATTACAAATCCACGAATTGATATCATTTATTTTGATTTTGACTATTCTCTTCATCCAAAACGACATGTACTAGAGAATTTTACTCTCAATCCTCTACTCGATTAGCATAGGGTATGTACGCCCATGGCAGAACTTCGCGATTGTCTCCATCTTATCGAACCCAATATGACCCGTGCCCATGTAGGCATGTCGATCAACACAGGAACCACATGGCGTAGCCGAATCATTGTAATGAATCAGCTTGACCATACCAGGCTCGGTCGAGACCTTCTGAATATAGTCAATCGGCTCAGAGCCGCAGGCAAATACATGGCAGGTGTCAATACAGATACGGATACGAGAATCAGCAAAGTCGCGCACAAACTCTACAAACTCTTCATACTTTGTCAATGTCTCTGTACCTTGACCAGCAGGTGTCTCCAGAAGGATGGGACACTCTGGGCTCGCGTGTTCCATGGCTGCGAGTAGATTAGTCCGCATATTTGCGAGAGCCTGTGGAAGCGGCTTATCGGTTGACTTTCCTACATGGACCACGACTCCGCGACATCCAATGGTCCTCGCGTAGTCCAGATTCTTGATGAGCAGCGCCGTATGATATCCATCCTGAATGGTAGGATCCGCACAGAGATTAATGATGTACTGACTATGAATGAAGAGCTTCAGGCCAGTCTCCTGCATGGCCTTTGCAGCCGCTGCGAGTTCCTCATCCTTGATGTTCATATGCGAACTCTGTGTGCTTCCCAGGAAAATCTGGTAGGGCTTTGATGTGCCTGCGGCGGCAAGTCCCTGAATGGTTGTCACAAGAGACTTCTGCTTGGCCGCATGAAAGCCAATATCATAGGTCTCGCGAATCATGGCTCCGCGAACCATGTCTAAAACCGCATTTGCACTCTTCTTCTTAGCAGCAGCATTTAAGAAATCGCGATAGGCTACGCGGCCCTCCCATTCACGAATGTTGGCATGCCAGATCAGCTCCTGGAGTGGAAAGACTAGAAAGAGGTCAGTCGCCTCAGGAGCCAGGGCTCCATACGCAAAGACCTGATAGAGGAAACTCATCCAGTTCTCCTTCATCTGTCCAGTCAACTTCACCTCAAAGATTTGGGTGTCTGTACGACCATCTGGATGTCCCTCGATTGCATCAAATGAGACGACCTCATCATAGCGAAGCGTGGCACCGCGTGTAATTGCATCCATCTTGCGTCGCGTAGCGACAATATGGTCAATGAACGGTTGGGTTGTCTTGGAGACACGAATCTTATTGAGCAGAGTCTCCGTGAGACTGGGGTCCATCGTCTTTGCTGCGACACAGACAGCATCCATGGTGACTGCATCAGGCGCAAGGCGCAGAAGTTCCTCCGCTACACAGCCCAGTATCGAGTAGCACTCCTCCTTCTGAAAGACAGTGAGCAGAGCATTTGGATAGCGAACAGCCTCTGTAGCCGGCATCTTGACCTTTGGCAAGAGCTTCTTGAGGTCAGCACGCTCGGTGGTGGTAAGGGCGCTGAGAATAGCACGAACACGAGTGCGGTCAGACATTTTGGTATACCTTTTCATGAACCGCAAAAAAACTTCAAATTTTATTGACCTTCACGCATTAGCACAGGGCTCACAAAGAGCCCACTTGCGTGACCTCTCTTTTGAGATATTCTTACCACAGTCTCCACACGTCTTCACATATAACGCAGATACAGCCTCCTTAATCTCTGCAATAACTTCATCTGTAATAGGTCCAATAAGCATGACCATCATAGGCTTATCACCACCTGTCTTATCAGTATATGCAATCCACAATCGTCCTCGAGAAAACCACACCTCCTCTTCAGGATAAAACTCGGGAGATATGTATCTCTTGTATTGGCCAATAAACTCCTCTACAACATCCTCTAGCTTTACAGTATTGATTCTATCATAAGCATCTGAATACTCGAAGGTGACGATTTCAAATGACATTGTTTCTACTAAAAAATTTGAAATAGTAAGTACCGGTTCAAATTTTTTAGTTACTATGCAGGCAATTGAATTCAACTCCAAGTCAGAAGCGTTCTCTGAGCTGAGTAATTTCTATGGAGCTCCCTTTACAGTTGGGGGTAAGAGTTATCCAACAGTAGAGCACTTCTTCCAGTCACAGAAGTTTCCAGGTGATCCTGTACTTCAGGAGAAGATTCGTACAGCAAAGACACCCGTAGGAGCAAAGCGTATGGGGCAGGCCAAGTCAGAACATTTTCGCGGTGATTGGGAGGAAGTTAAGGAGACAGTGATGCTTGAAGGGCTGAGGGCCAAGTTTGCTCAGAATCCCCAAGTAGCGGCCTTGCTACGTTCTACAGGGACTGCTGCGCTCTATGAAAAGATGCCTCGGGATTCTTATTGGGGAACGGGACCCAATGGATGTGGTCGGAATCGTATGGGGCGACTTCTAGAGCAGGTTCGCAAGGAGCTTTAGTTACGACGCGTCTTACGCCCGCGGTGCACCTTACGGCCTTTACGCGTCTTACGACGACCCCCAGCAACTGCATTGCGGATATTTCGAGACCAGGCAGGGTCAATATTCTTCAAAAGTGAGGCATTTGGACGAGGAGTCAGTACGATTTTTTTCGCAGCATTACAACTCTGATTCCAGAAACGCTTTACATTTAACCACTGCGTTTTATGCGTATTAGAGGGTGTACTATTAATAATCTGTGTAAAAGCATTTTTAGGCACAGTACTACAAATATTTTTAACTTCTCGTGCAGGTGCTTTAATTGTTTCTATCTCATTCTTCATCCTACCTAAGGGCAGGATAAAATTTGACTTAAGGAGGTGCCACTACAGGTAATTAGGAAGCTCCTGTGGCGCAGTGGATAACGCGTCCGCCTTCTACTGTGGGTTTATCCCTTGGTCGTAAGCGGAAGACCGTGGGTTCGACCCCCACCAGGAGTATCCTAAAGTGCCTCTTTAGCAAAGTTGGTTATTGCATCTGTTTTGTAAACAGAAGGCCGCGTGTTCGATCCACGCAGGAGGCAAAACCCCAGTCCTGGGTTACATGGATATCTTTGCTCTCATAGCTCAGTTGGTAGAGCTTTGCTCTTATGTCAGTTACGGCATGCATGTTAGGCAAAAGTCGGTGGTTCGATTCCGCCTGAGAGTATATAGATTTTTTTATGATGTCAATCTTTGACTTTATAAGAATTTCCAAATAAAACCACCTGCTTTCTTATTTTCTCCACGACAAACTCCTGAAATACATCTTTCATGTATACCTGTTTGTATACTTGCATCATGAATACTATCAAATCTTTGTATTAATATACTATTTTCATCAAATATTCCAACATTTTTTCTATTTACAGATTTTTTGCCATAGTTTGGATTCTTCTTGCCAAGAGTATCAGTACTTCGTTTTTGTCGCAATTCCTCCGTCCACTTTTTTCCAAACATAGGATTCTTTTCGCCACTAAATAAATCAGAAAGTTTCTTTATTGTATCTGGATGACATTTATGATTTTTTCCTCCAGATTCTAGATTATATCCATTTGGAGAAATAGTATTAAACTTTTTAATATATTCTATCTCATATTTGTTACAATCCTCATCAAAGCATATGCAGAGTATCTTAAATTTAAAATTGTCAACACCATATTTTTCAAATGCTTTTGAAAGATATCCTCCCTTTTTTGAATAATTACCAGTTTTATGTTGAATCCATCTCTTATTTACATCAAGTTGAGTTGTTTGTCCAACATACTGTTTACCCGTAATTGTATTTGTAATAAGGTAAATATATCCCATATGATATACTTACACTAGTACAATATTTCAATTTTGTAGATCCAAATAAAAAGAGTACAGCCTTACTTCCAAGATTCAACCGGTCCCTTTTGAACATATGTAATTTTAATCTCAATTGGATTTACAATCTCAATATGACCCGCTCTAGGCGGCACAACCTTTTCAACCGATGCCTGTTTGGATACAAGCCGTGCTTTCATATAGATTCCAAAACTGGCCGCAAGAAGGAGAAGTGAGACAATATATCCAGGCCCCCACGATTCAGCAAAGATGAGAATATTTGCAAGAGAACCGAGCAAGGCTCCAGAGGCCTGTGCAAATTCAAAGAAGAATGCATTTGCATACTGAATCGTCGCGTATTTACTATTTCGAATAAGCAGTTTGAGTAGAGGAAGTGCTACACTTACGCAGGCTAGAAGAACCATTCCTTGATAGCTTGCACTAATCGTGGTCAAATCACTGTTCCAGCGAACAATCTCTTTTGTAAATGTACTGTAGGCTACTGTCAGGACGGCCGCCTCCAGACTCGCAATAAGCGTCATTTCAATGATTCGCATATTAACATCTATCCACTGCAACTGTAGATACTCTTGCCACACCGTCATACACGCTACGAAGAAGGAGGCACCAAGTGCAGAGGGTATACCAACTTGAAAATTTCCATTCGTATCAGATGTGAAAACAGAGATTGAAATACTAAGTGCAGAGGCAATACAGCAGGCCACCGCTCCAATATGCCATGCATTAAACTTTTTATTCAGAAAGAGATAACTCAATAGCATAGTAAATAGAATACTTGTGCTTATGAGAATTGTAAAGACGCTTCCTGGAATTACATTTACACTTTCACTACGAAGAATTGTGACAATAAAGGTGAGGACACCCATGCCTGAATACTGAACAAAGTTGTCCATCGTCATCGAAGAAACCGATACTCGCCTCTGATACAAATAGATGGGAATCATGAAAATCCACATCTGATTGCTCAAGAGCGCAGTATATCCTGGTAGACTCAGAGGTGGAGTATTGTAGTTTAGACTTTTAATCGCAAGTGTTTCACCTGCCGAAGAGACTGCATAGGCAAGTCCAAAGAGAACTGCTAGCAGATGTTTTTGCTTAAATTGACTATAGTTGAAAGAAGGTATCACCATTTTTCAACTATACAAAAGGGTAGGCTTACTAACTACAAGCTCCACTACTCAAATTTACGGTCGTATCAGTGATACAAAAATAAATAATCCTAGCACTTGCCACACTGATTTCGCAGGGCGAGCAAAGGAGAAGAGATCGACGATGACATTGTTCCAGAGGAGTTGGCCGATAAACGCGAGAATAACTAGCGTAATGACAAACGCAACGAGAGTTGCAATCAGTTCTACATAGGTGTCACGGCTCTTCTCGGCCTGAGGTGAGCCGGACATACCCTCAACAACCGCACGGGTAGCACCACCGATTAAACTGCTGCTCATTTCTGCTCTAGCGATAGATTTTTAGAAAAGTGGTCTCGAATACTATTCTCTGGAAGCCAGAAGACTTTCCTACCTACCGTTGCACGATACATGCTCCTGTCTTCCATATGGGCTACATTTCCTAGAATACGATTACCAGGCAGTATCCCCCCATCAACCCCTACCGCACCGCACCTACAGACTTTATAATCATGTACAGATGTGCTTTCAATTGTATCGGTACATATCTTACAGTAAATTGCATGTCGTATTTGGGTGTATTTAAGACCACCAAATAGAATAGTCGACATTGTCTTAAAAAAGAGCCTAGTTTAAATTATCTCAAATTTACTCCGTCTCGTAGAGGAGACTCTCCTTCACCTTCGAGCCACGGTGCTCCTCAAAGTACTTCATAACTTCAGCCGCCTTTGTCTCAGACTTCAGGTGCTCAGAAAGCAGCCGCTGGATATTCTTATTCCCCAGTGACTCCTTTGAAGTCTTGCGACGGTAGAGAATACGGCCACCGCTGCTCTTCAGATCAAGGGCACCGATATTATTCCGCTTCATCGACTGCAGAATCATCTCCTCCAGAGCCTTCTGACGCTTCGTCTTCTCACGCATCTGGTCCTTTAGTTCCTTGGTCTCATCTACCAGAGCCTTCCAGGTCTTAATCAGATTCGGTAGGCTGGTCAGGTCATTTACGCTATCCGTGGGCGCATCTGCAACAGCTACAACAGGGGCGGTGGTAATGGGTGCACTCATTCTGATTATTAAGTCGCAGAGAGTTTAAACTCAAATTTTTGGGCACTTAACGGGTCGCCCATTGTCCATCCACGCTTCAAGATCCTTATTAGGATTTCTAATCTTTCCATTCAGTGCATGCCACTGAATATCAGAATGGTCTGTGTGATTCATGCGAACAGGTGTTGTTGTGCTGACCGCACCAAACCAATACGGTCTCTTTCCAAATGTGCACGGTCCGTCATAGACTGTATAGTCAATTCCTTCATAATATCCAGACTCTTCGATGACTTCACGAATCGCATTTGCTAGATAGGACGCATCATAGTCCTCGTGAGTTCCCTTTGTAAATCCCCAAGAGCCGGTATACGCATTTTTCACAAGAAGTACTTCCTGATTTCTCAGTAAAATAACACCTGCACCAGGAGGTGCTGCTTCAGAAGTAAAAAGATTGAGTAATCCAAGAACAAAGAAAGCGAGCATCTATCTTCTACTCTGAAATCTTTGTAACCGCCGTTTCACCAACACGCGCAGCAGGCTCCACATACTGGAGTCGCAGAAACTCGAAGATGGCCTGCTCATCTGGCATGAAGGGTGCAGCGACTGCATCCGCTGCAAGAGGCTTCAGGATATGCTCATTGAGTGTATAGCCGCGCGTTAGCGCATGAGAACGGAAGGCCACATTGAAGGTATCTGAACCCGTGAAGTAGAGCACCGCATATGCATACTCCTTGTACGGAGTCAGTAGAAGATCCAAGCGCCGTGCCTTAGCCGTCTCACTCAACTTGACGACGGCCATACACTTCTTGTCACCCAGTGCAAGAATATCCTTGATGTAGCCGGACCTACGCAACTTCTCTACATAGTCATGAAAGACCTTCTTCTGAGCCGCAGGCTTTGCATCCACATCAGGAATTGTAATGAGCATGTCAATGTCTCCAGAGGTCGCCGCCTGCCTGCGGAAACTTCCTACAATGTCTCCCTGACACTCAGAAGGCAGAGCAGCCTTGAGCCACTTCTCATGAGCGAGCATCTCTTCACGAGGAATGCGCTGAAGAATGTCCTCATAGTACTTGAGGCCCATGACCTGGACGTCGTTGAGAAGACGCGTCTTCGTCCTGAGGTCTTCAATGCTGGTGACACCCGCAGCCACGAGTTCACGCGCCTTGACAGGGCCAATGCCATGAACCCTGAGCAATTGGTTATAGAGGTCCATCTTGAGTTCAACACGGGTCTCTGCAGCCGCCTTCAAGCCTCCAGTATCAAGAATCTCCTGAATCTTCGCCTTAATCTTAATGCCGATGCCCTTGATGCCCTCAATATCTGCGATTGTTCGAATTGCCTCTAGTGGCCGCAGGCCATTGATGACCTTGCGATAGGCGAGTGCACTGAACTTCTCTCCACGAATGATGTCGCCTTGCTCCATGGTCTCGAGTTCACTGATGATAAGATTCTTCTTGTTGTCAGCCATGGTGTATTGATGTACAATACAATTGGATGTCAATCTACTTCAAATTTTTACTCAAATAGTTTTGTAGGCTTCAAAGAGCCCGTCATGTAACGATTAAAAAGGAATTTCTTCTCATCCACCTTCTCCAGAACCACATGTTCAAAGGTGTTAAATCCGAAGACCATATGAATCATATAGCCTGCACGGAGAGTGCTGATGAACTTCTTGCGTTCAGCAAACACCTGGTCACGGCAGAACTGCTCCATCTCATACATCAGATTCGGTATGTACTTATCAGATTCCGTATTATTCACATTTCCACGAGTGTAGCGTGTCGCATAACTATTTACATATACATGGCGCTCACCCTTCTTATTCTCGACCCAGAGAGCCCAGCAATCATCTCCAAGAAGTTCCATGACTTGTAGCGCTTGGTCAAAAGAAATAGTTGATTCCTCTTCACATAGCGTAAAATTGTGGGGTATCGGATAATCAAAGTCCATTCTATCCCTGGTTTACACTTTCTTTTCCCCAATTGTATCGAAGACGACCACTTTATTTAGAAGAGGGGCCTCCTTATTCTTGGTCGGCGCAGCGGGTGTTAAGATTCTGCGCGAATGCGGGTCAAAGAGTGTGTGGGCGCGTTTCAGTGCAGATTCCTTCTTAGGGCCATCGCCCGTTGGCTCAATGATGACAGGATGCTCTGCACGAATCTCTGAAATCCTCGAATCAATCAGCCGACCAATGCGGGCATCCAAGTCGGGAAGAACTTGCTCGCGCATGAGTTTCTTCTTATGATACATCATCATTGTGATTTCAGATGCAATCTGTTGCATGCGTGACTTCTTGTCTTTGAAAACGGTCGTATGTTCAATTCCGTGACAGATATCAGGCTTGGCAAGATTCGGCAGGTCCTTGAACTCCTTTTCGAACATCGCAATAATATTGTCGGGAATCGGAGGGGCCTGTTCAATCATACGGTCGAGTTCCGCACGGCAGATTTTCAGAAAATCCATGGAGTCAATACGGTCATTCGGGTGAAGCGATAATTCAACCGCAATTTGGCGCTGAAACTTACCCCATTGAATGGACGCAACGCGATTCGACTCGCTCAGTTGTGCATATCGGAAGAAGTTACCGAGTGTCGTCATAATTCCCGCAATAAGTGAGACACCACCAATGGCAAATTGCGCATATTTCTGATTTTCACGATCATCACCTACAAGTTGCCCCAAGCCAACGGACGCAGTGCCCGTAAGTGTTGTAAGGATAATCACTGGAACGGTCATTCGCATATTCGCCCGCGAATACTGCTTCTCACAGCGATCGTGCAGCCAACGATAGCAAGCAGCAACATCCGCCCACTTTGCCATGAGTTCTTCTTGCTCCTCCGTCCAACCGTTGTGAAACTTTCCCTTACGCACATTCCCTGATAAGTCCTTTACAATAGGACCCGCAGTAGGTGAGTTGGGTGCTGTGGAAGCTGCGCTCGGTGCTGCAGTAGGTGCAGTAGGTGGTGCCACAATAGGAGGAAGGCCAGTTGCGGGTGCAGGCGCTGACATCTACTCTTTACAAAAAAAATCTTTTGAAAGAACGAGAATTTTAGTTAGCATCAACAAATGCCGCCCGAAGTTCAGAATAACTGATAAAGTCCTCAAGTCTGAGGTCAGTCCGTTTCATCTGACCTGTTTTTGTCTTATCAAATGTATTCGAGCTATGAATCACATGAAGAATTGTTTCAGAAGGATTCAATTGAATCATTGGAACTGTGAATCCGCGTAGAAATCGCCTTTCAACCGCGCAGACTTCAGCGGGGTCAAAGAGTTGTTTTTGACTATAGGAGCTCTTCCAAGCAAGTGTACAATTTAGCGCATGCTTGTTATGATACGGTCCTGCACGATGCACTTCGCCTGTTGCTGTTGAATACATATAGACGAGACTTGTTCCAGCCACTTCGCACCATGGATTTGCCGTAAATGCTGCGACGGCGCTTGCAACACGCTCTGGAGGATAATAGTCATCATCATCCATTACGACAAGAATATCGCCACGAGCCTCGTAGACAAGTCGATTCAACTTGGTTCCCATCGGCTGTCGTCCTTCAGAACGAATGTAGCGAATATTGGGAAGACATAAGTCAGTAAAGAATGTTTCTACAGACTCTTCACCATCATCGAGAATAATCCACTCCATATCTTCATGCGGATATGTCTGATAGGCGTACATCGTAATCAGACGAGGCATGAATCGCGCTCGATTCGCAGTGGAGGTAATGACTGATACGCCGACCATTTTCTTACAAAAATATGTGCATATATGTACCTCAAATTTATGCCTTGGCACCACGACCACGACCTCGGCCACCGCGCCCCCTAAATCCGCCACGACCGCGACCTCCACCGCCAGGAGTAAAGTTCCTCGCCTTATTCTTCAGACTCTCTTGATAAATCTTCACCGCTTCGGTTTCTGTAAGCTTCTTGATATCAATCCCATCAGGAACACCTGCAAACTTCTTCTCCTTCAAGTCCTTCTTAAACATATAGATACCATATTGGCTCTTACGGAATTCAAAGGGTCCAAGCACATGAAGAGTTGCGCCCGCCTTTTCACGCAACTTCGTCTCAATCTCCTCCATTGTCTCCGTACCCACAATACTCAACTTAACATCACCCCAGACCACATACACACCAAACGGCCCCTTCTTCTTTTCAACCTTCTTTCCATCAATGGTTCCCACCAAGTCCCCACCCATTTCAACCTTCTTCTTTTCTACAAAGGCTCGCACCATCTCTTCCGTCAGGTCGTCCCACTTCACACCCTCAGGCCAGCCATAGAACTTCGTATTCTCCTTATCGTCCTTATCTTCAATAAGAATCAGCGGCCCCTTCTTTGACTGAACCGCCTTCAGCCCATCTCCAAACTCCTTCTGACGCTCAGAATTGACAACTGCGGATGGCACGGCTTTTAGAGTCTCATAGCGTTCCTTGTACGATGCCCATGTATCGCGCAGTACCTTCTTCCATTCCTCCTCGCCTTCAGCAATCTTGTCCAGCCGCGTCTCCATAAGTGCAGTGAATCCATAGTCAAAGAGGTCACTGAACTTATCAGCACAGAATCCCATGACCCGTTCACCAAGCGGCGTCGGCCCCAGCTTATCCTTCTCCGCACCCATGCTCTGCTCAAAGGTCTCGCGAGTCGCTGGCCACTGATTTGGTACAAGCTTGTAGCGAGTACGCTGAACCTTTTGAGCAGGCTTATTCACCTTCTCTACATATTTTTTGTCTTGAATCGACGCAAGAAGAGCGGCAAAGGTGCTTGGACGACCAATGCCCTTTTTCTCCAGCTCACGAACAAGAGTCGCCTCTGTAAAGCGACCTGCAGCCTTTGTCTCATGCGGATACGCTTCAAGGCTCGACCATCGTAGCACACTGCCTGCTTCAATACCGCTCACCTTCTTCCAGAGTTCAGCTTCTGCATCGGCAGTCTCCTCCTCTTCATCAAGGTTAGCCGTGTTACCAAGACGTCGCCAGCCTTGAAAGGTTGTGCGCTTCACTGCAGTCGTCCAATCAAATTCACACGGGTCACCCTTTGCCCTGAAGATAAGTTTGCGGGTATCTCCACGACATGTAGCCATCACACTCTGAACCGCACGATTCCAGATGAGTTTATAGACCTTACGATCTCCTGCTGACCAATCTTCAGTCGCTGGCAACTCAGTCAGTTCAAAGTGAGTGGGACGAATCGCCTCGTGCGCCTCCTGTGCCTGTGGCGCCTGTGGCACCTCTGTAGCCTTGGTCTTCTTCTTTGGCGCTGCTGGCGCAGGCGCAGCAGCAGGCCCACCCACATACTCCACTCCAAATGCTTCACGCACCCATGACTGGGCCGCGACCACTGCCTCCTCTGAAATCACTGCCTTATCCGTTCTCATGTAGGTGATATGTCCCGCTTCATACAGACGCTGTGCAGCCTGCATGGTGAACTTAGGATTCATTGCATGCAACGCACTCGCCTCCTGCTGAAGTGTGCTCGTAATGAGTGGCCGAGGTGCAGCCTCCGTCCATGGCTTAGTTTCCGCCTTCTGTACAGTCCCCTCCATGACATTGTAGATATTCTCCAAATAATTCTGAGCGGACTCCTCATCTTCAAGATCCTCCGTCATGGCCGCGGGCAAATCTGACCAGACTCCCTTCACTCGCCATGAGGAACTCACCTTAAAGTTTGTAATCTCTCGTTCACGGTCAACAACAAGTCGCAATGCAGGTGTTTGACACCGACCTGCACTGAGTGCGTGTGCAATATGTTTCCAGAGGAGTGGACTAATCGTGTAACCAATCATCATATCAAGCACTGCGCGTGCCTGCTGTGCATTTACACGATTCATGTCGAGTACACGCGGCTTTGCGACAGCCGCCTTGACAGCCTTTTCCGTAATTTCATGAAACACTGCGCGTGCTGTTGTTGCAAGAGGCAACTTTAGAAGAAGTGCAACCGAGTACGCAATCGCCTCCCCTTCGCGGTCATCATCCGCCGCGAGATAGACCTTTGTGACACCCTGTGCGGCCTCCTTGAGTTGCGCAATGGCCTTTCCCTTCTCCTTGAGCCACTGGAATCGCGGCTCAAAATCAGCCTCAAGGCCAACAGCCGTCAAATCCTCTTCAAGGGCGCGGATATGTCCCATAGAGGCAATCACACGCCAACCTGGACCCAGAAATCCTTGGATCTTTTGACACTTTGCAGGTGATTCGACGATGACGAGATTCATTCTGCTTTTTCTTACAAGGCCCATATAAAACAAATTTTCCCCTACCTAAATTTGAACTTGATGGGAGCCTGTTCTTATGTTAAAAAGCATTCATGAGTGCGAATCGGTTTGCAGCTCTTGCATATGATGATGATGATGAGATTCCTATGCTTCCACCTGTAAAACCAGAGGTTGCTATTCATACTCCTAAGACTCCACCGTTTCCCGAACTACCCCCATCCATACAGAGACCTCTTAGCAAGGTTTCAATTAAGAATCCAAAGCCGCGTTCATCCCGCACCTACTCCTTTTATGATATTGCCAGGCCTATTCAACCAAATGTCTATGCAATTGTCGATGATACTGGACTTGCTCCTCCTGATGTTCCACCCTCCTCTCCTCGTCAATTTCCTGATGCCCCACCCTCCTCTCCTATAACTACACTTGCGGACCGCTTGCGAAGCACACTTCAGAAGGAGGAGGAGCAGAAATTGGGTCGACATGAAGGGCGAACCTTTGAGATGAGTACTGTCATTACTGGGCAGCGTTTTCGAAGGGTGACTCCTCTAAATGACTTTCGTGTACTTGAAGAGCTTAAATCCAGTTCTTCAAAGTAAAGACAGAGATGACCCGCCACGATTCATCTGAATCAGTTGAAATTCCAGATGGTGAAACCGCTCCGTTTACTCAGATTCAACCTCGTAGAAACTGTTGCGATTGTTCCCAGAGTAATGAAATTATTCTACAGCACTTCATAAAGCATAAGAGACTGTATTACAGGGCTCTTAATGTTTGTGGTCTTACAAGTCTAGTTCTTATTTTTTTAGGATTTGCTATTTTATTTATCTATATCATTGTCTACTCCTATCAAAAGAGAGAATCAGACTGGAGTCACGGTGTCCAGTGACATCGCCTCTCTCACTTGTTCTACCGTAGGAACTGTGTTGACTCCGTACTTGTTCTTGATTGCACTGGCCACGCGCATCTTAGCCTGCCCAAGATTGACAAGTGACCACTTCGGGTATTCCTTCTTGAGAATCTCAAATACACGGTCGGTCAGCGCCTTCCAGATATCGGCGGAAATAACGGCTTCAGAACTCCACATTTCACCTTCAATCAAGTCAAAAAACTCTGCAACGGCCTCCTTGGTCACTTTAAAAAAATCCTTTGCGGGATGCACACGGCTTGTATACTTTTCAAGTAACTTGTGAAGAACTTTCTCCTTCTCATTTGCGGCAGTAACTCTCTTTGCAAAGGCGACTTCAAACGGAATCGGAACGGGACCATTTGAGAGCTCCTCGGCCTTTTCAGCAGGATTCATATTCGTGAACCCAACCTTCACCATGCCATCAAAAAGAGGATTTGTCATGCAGTAGAGATATCCAGGCTCGGTTGTCATTGTTCTCTTCTTAGGAGGAGTTTTAATTCGCAGCCACTTCTTCCGCGGCCTGCTCATCTAGCTCCTCAAGTAGTGAATCAATATCATCAATTATCTCAATTTGATAGTACTTTCCGTAAAGCCACTCAAACAGATAGGAGTCCTTCTGTGGGATATCATATGTAGAAAGATACTCGAAGTAATCAGTAATTGCCTCAGTAATCTCATAATAGAGCTCACGCAACTCTGTATACGCTTCAAAGCTTACCGTATTATCTGAACGAATAATATCTCCATAAAGACTTGTTGCCTTCTCCGTTGCATCCTCGATAAATGCAATCTGGTCATTCATGTAGGTGTAGTCAGGTTGCTGTGCCATGGTAGTCTAGGATACTATTTGCAGTAAAGCAACTTCAAATTTTTAATAGGCGAACATCAGCGCCGCACGACCACCATAGATGCGGAAGATGTTATAGGTCTCTGCCCAGATATAAATCCAAAATCTCTCTACGCCCGCACCAGGCAGACACCCTCTATCCGCAGCCATCGTAAGTTCCAGATCGATTCGTCGAATCTTGTCAAGATTCGCTTCTCCAGATGGTTGACTCGGTGCCATAAATCCATTCATCACACCGAATGGTAAATTATAGTAATATCGATTGACCCATGGCGATTTTCTCTGATTGATGCTTGGTAGAATCGTGCGAAAGAGTGAGGAGACTTCTGTACCGTATCGTACTAGCCGACCTTCATAGATAAACGCAATATCACTAATGGGGTCAGAATCACGAGTACTATATCCAGGCACATAGTCACCTGTAAAATATGCAGCATTCAGGCCACTTGCATCGGGCCACCAAGGTGCCACAGTACAATCAAGGCCACTGAGGTCACGAGTAGCCAAGAAGGGTGCATTATAACTCGGAGCCTCATATCGTCCTGCATAAAAGAAAATATCGCGTGTTGGATTGGGAATACGAAGCGGTACAGAGACTTTTGGAAAGTTTCGCGTATCATACGGTTCAATCCGATAGTGTTGCGGAACCGGTAAAAGAATATCAGCAAGACGGAAGCGATTCGCTTCGGCCTTGTCGAGATAGATGTATTCCGCCATTAAATAGGTATCTCCAAGTGATTGTATCAGCGGCATGGTGACTTCAGGAAGAATTGATGCCGCTTGTCCACTATAGGTGAATGTGCCCGCTGGATTCGCCACATAGAAGGGTGAGCCCAGAATGGGAGGATAGACTTTGCCTAATTGAAGCGTTATTGTCGGATCCGTTATTACATCACTGACATAGGTATCTCCAATAGGCGCAAAGTTAATTGTGAGTTTCACGGCATCTGTACTAATTGCATCAATCGGTAGAAAGGCTCCAGCGTCCCCTCGACTAAACCAGAAGGGCAGTGGAACAGCCACTTGTGCAGGGCGCTTGCGCGGATCCCAGCCAATGGTTCTCTTTGTAAAGCCATTGTCATATCGCTCAATCAGTCGATTCACGGAAGTCACTTTCTCCAGAGGTGTACGAAACTCATCGAGCACTTCAAGTAATTGTGAATCGAGCACTTCTGTACGACTTCCTCCAATATCAATCTGTGCGCTACTGACAAGCACATGGCCAAGAGAATTTGTCCAGCCGAAGGTCGGTCCTAGGAGTGTCTGTCCAGCAGTGGCTGCAGCGGTAGCAGCGGCAAGTTGTGCACCCACGATATCGGGCAGATTCACAACGAGATACAGACGGCTAATCAAATGCCCCTGTCTCGGCAAGGTGACTGTCGCCGCCCTTCCAAAATCCGGAATTTGGTCGAAATCAATCCGTGACCACTGCGTTGTAAATCGCCCTGCCTTAATAAAAACCTTCTTAAAAAAATCTATTTTTGGCTGACCCTTTGGAGCCAGGAGTCGCACATCCTGAATTCCAGATTGAAGAATTTTGAGGAGTGCCGCGACCATCTATCTATGAGCCCGTTAGATAGAATAGAAGACAAACCGCAGACCATACTCCTTCATACACTTCTTCAAGAAGACTTCACAGGACTGGCACGGCTGTGAGAAGCGACTCTGTGCTGTGCGACCCATACGAAAGACATACATGTCGGCTCCACGAAGCAAATCAGTATTGCCGATTTTCTTGACAACTGCACGCTCCGCATGAATACTCCAATCTGAATATCCACAGCCCATATGACGTGCACCGAACTGATTACAGGCCTCTGCGAGAATCTTGCCACGCTTTACAATAAAGGCGACATGAATATGAGCCCAGCCTGTATTTGTAAGAGAGTTATTCTCAAACTTTGCACCTTCATTTTCAAAGAGAGTCCTTGCAAAGGCATGTGCACATTTTGGTTCCTTCTCAACTCGATTAGGATACTTGTTGAAACGACGAGGAGTAGCCATTGTGTGATGATAACCACTATGCAGGCAACTAAGTTCAAATTTTTACTAGCCTCATTAACTATCAAACATCTGGTTGCCGATGCCATTCTCAAAGCGCAGCCAGCGTAGACCAAGAACATAGACGACCACCTCCCATTCCTGATTGTATGCTCCACCAGGAGGACTGACTGTGAGCGTCAAGCGGACACTCTGAGCACGCGATGCATTCAGAGTTCCACTCGGCTGATGATCTGACGGTTTTCTCGCAATGGGATATCCATAGATGTAGGAAGCATACGAAGTAATACCTCCAAGATGGTGACGGCTCAAGAGTTGACGGAAATACTCCTCCTCTGCACGAATCAGTTCAATTCCATTGACTTGTAGAATCGCAGAGACTACAAAGGGCTTCGGTGGATTGAATATAGGGTCATATTCCGCACTGATTACAGAGGTATAGTTCGTCCACTCATTGTTTTCAATGATGGCCGCCTTACGCCTGACAAACCAGATAATCTCCTCCATCGGATGATTTGCCTCCAGCGGTAACTGTACAGTAATTGTATCACCTGCCGATTTATTCACTAGATATTTCATAGGCTCAGAAAAGGTAAAAGTCTGAACTCCACGATAGAGCATTTCAAAGGGTGTATAGAGCATCCGCTCACGCACAAGACCACTTACATAGGCTCCATAGGTCACCAGCTTGAAATCTTCAAATGCAGGTGCATCGTCTGTCGCCGTGATTTGAATAGTGGGTCGGAAGGGAAAGCCGTTATCAATAAAATTGAAGGTCTGTCCTAATGGCGTAGCCGTACAGGAGGAGCGAAGGCCGTTGGCGACTCGTACACAATCTATGAAGGGCCGTAGAGTGATATGAATGCGAACTGTTCCTTCACGACACGCAATCAGTGGAAAGGCCTCCTTAAGTTTCGCACGGCTGAAAAAGAAACTTAATGGAATCATGAGCTTTCCCCCTTCGGTTGGAAAGACACGGTTCGGATTCCAGCTCTTCAAGCGAGCCAGATTTGAAAATCCAGTTCCGTCTACATTGATTCCAACTTGTGCATTCGTATCGGCCATTACACGACCTGCCGTGAAGGCAAAATCGCCGTCAATGGTTTCAATCATCTGATCTTCAATTTCGAGTTCCGCCTTCTGTACCAAGACAGTGCCAATGGAGTTCGCATAGAACCAGGCGCCACTTGGATCCGTATATTGGTACCGACCTGAGAGGATACGGAGAACTGTTGTAGGATCAAACCAGTGACCGAGTTTCACTTGGAGAAACACTCCAAAGAGAAGATCACCACATGCAATGGAGCCGACATCAAAGGAGAAGCGTTGACCGAATGCAGCGGGTCCACGGAAGGCAAAGGACTGGACTGCTGGAACAAAAGGGCGATTACGCCGTTCCTGGTCGCGTGCAAACCATGTTGTCTCAGAATTTAATGGTGTGAAATAATCGTCTTGACTATCACGGGTAGCCAAATCGATTAGGGTTGTTATGTCACCACGAGGTCTACTCGACATCTCTCTATAGGTTCATTTGAAGTCTTTAGACAAATACTATAGCCAGCCGCAATGCCCGACCCAGCAGCCATACTAGTTCCTTCTGTTATGTACCCCTCCAGCTGCGTAGAGAGAGGATACTTCTGAAGCTTTTACCGGCAAACCGTACATATCCCCAGTAAATAAGCATGAGTGGAACTACACCAAGTGCAATATATACAAGTCCAATTAGAATCTTTAAAAGGACTTTAGCCCATGGCGATATCCACGACATTTCATGTTTATGGTCCATGATAGACTCCTTTGAAGGAGTGCATACAGGATCCACTGAGAAACACGGCTCATAGTATCTATGATCTAAAAAGACAATCTCACCTTTATGTTCATAGAAAAAGGTATTCTGAAGACTAGGACCTGTAGTTCCATTCAAATAGAGTTCCTTTGTTAAGAAATCTGACTCCTTTGCGGTTACTGTTGTCATTCGGGTAATCAGTTCTAAAAGGAGTGGGTGATGCGGCTTTGCCAAGACAATTGCATTATTTGTCTGGCCTATCATATTTCCTGGAAAGGCTGAGAGACTTATGATGAGTTCAGCCGTATCAATCTTCGGAGTTGTGTCAATTGGTTTCAGAGATTTCATATCGGTATCTACACTTATGCCTCCATATGCATACAGTACGATAAGGCGGCCAAAGTCGACTTTCTGAACGAGATAGGGTAGCGACTCAAACTTTGCGAGCACAGCTGGAAACAGTTTTCTACATTCATCACGAAGACTCGCTTCATCCCAGACCATGTGCGTGTATCCAGGATTTAAGGTCCTCAAACTCTCGACATTTCCTTTGAATTTTGGTGGCAGCGCATTCCAACCCTGTAGCCAAATTTGGTGTGTAATTCTGGGTATTTTACGCCCATCCATCCTATTTATGAGCCTTAAAAAAATCGGTAAAGACATGGTAATCGCCATCATAGACTAGATATGTAATCACAACAGCGAGTACAACATCTACAGTATAGTGCGACCGCGTTAAGATAATCATAGCCATATTGAGTAGATTAATAAAATAAAAGAAGGCGGGGCTAATAATTCCTTGTCTCCAGAAAATCAGCGTAGCCAGCAAGACAAAGGCGGTGTGACCGCTAAAGACTTTGTCGTAGCAATTGCCCTTAAAATAATTGAGAAATCCCATTGCCGTATCACAATTGTCATGCTTAGGAAGAATTGTAGCGATTGTCGTAATTGCACGAACCACCATAATCAGGAGAAACTTTCCAGCAAACTCTTTTACAATCGGAATAGGATTCGGAATAAAAAAGAAGCTAAGTGCAGTGAGTGTAATAATAACATCGTTAAAGGGTTTATAGTTATGCAGGTCGGGAAGAGTTATATGGAGTAAATCAAAAATCTTACCTTTCTGATCGGACTTGTAGAATTCATCTCCAAGTACTTGGACATAATAATTGGAGACAAAGACTAAGATCAGAAGAAATCCGACCCAGAGAGTATCCCTCATCCTACTTAGATTCCGTTTATTAAATCTAACTATTTACTATAGAATGTCTGGTATGTTCAATCGTGCGGTCAAGCAAGTTGCTGCAGTTACGGGATTAGCCCGCCGTGGCGTAGTCTACTTCGATTACGATAACGGCGATCTGATTGTGCCTGTTCAGGTGAGTGGTTCACCGAACTTTGAGGCGCGCGGAAAGACGGCCGCTGAACTGAAGATGGATTTCGACCGCAAGATTGGCACCTCCAAGACGGGCTACAAGGTTCTCGGCTCTATGCCGAATATGGCGAAGGGCATCTTTGCCAAGAAGGGTGGCAAGTCACGCAAGAACCGCAAGGCAGGCCGCAAGAACCGTACTCGTCGTGCTTAATTACCAAAAAGTAACGCCGAGCGACCCTTCTCAAACTCGAGCGCCGCCCATGTCTCAATATAGACATCCAAATACGTGTTGGGCGAGCCTGGCAGTGCAACTAGCGTAATTAAGAGTGTAGGCCTATCGGCCGTCGTAAAATTAATGGACCCCTCCAATTGCCTAGCAAAGGGAGCAGTCCGTCCTACGATGTCACCGAGTGCCCAGTTCATAAAGGAGATGGTATACCCCGAATCTCTCTCTTCTTTTGCATGCTGGACGAGTTCATGCCAGACAAGAGAACTCCACGATGTCTCTCTATCACGACCCGCAATAATAAGCGATAGTGCACTGTACGCCTGTCCTCCACTCACATCCATAGTGTACTTCCACCGTTGATTCGCTTGTAGCGCAGGCTCTGTGCGGAATGTCATCACCATGCGCGCAGCAGGATGGTCTGCATCGAGGCGTCGTGTCACATAGGCCGTTCCACTTCGTGTTAAAGGTGCATAATCAATCTGTCCCTGTGTAAAGTTATTCTCATATTGGCGCTCAAAGGGCACAGTAAGCACACTGCTTCGTAGCGCATCTTGCATTTCCCTATCGGTATAAATATGCCGAGTCTCCAATTGTATAGTCGGCGCAGGAATATCCAGGCGACCGAGTGTAGTAAATCGTACAGGGGTTGCCCCAGGGGCAGTTACAATCTGGAGATCTGTTCTGTTCCAAGGCACAGGCTTTGCCCGCCCATCCGAAGCTTCTACGAGGTCCTCCAGTTTTCGCAGAACACAGCGTACACGAAAGGCCTGCTCTGTTGCACAGATACGAGGGAATCCGCCGTCATCTGCATCTTGACATCCTACAAGCGGCAATGGAAGTCGTAGACGACCAGGTGTTGCATTGTGTTGTATCGATAGAGGCGATCCACTGTGAACACCTGTCAATGCATTCTCCAGAAAGGCGGAAGCCAGTGAGCCACGGCTGCGCGATGTGGCAAAGAGTTCATCGCCACTCCATTCCTGGACAAGAAGTCTGTCCTGGAAAAACTGAATCTTCTCAAAGAGAAAATATGCGATGCCGCGTGTATATCCATAGGTGACACCTGACAGGTCAGTGATGACTGATTTATCATTTAGAATAGCTTGTGGTGCAGGGAGCCATGTAGGCAGGTCAATCACCAGTGTGGGCTCAATCACAACATCTCCAGCCACTTCAAATTGAAACTCGATGGAGCGACCGAACTCGGTGGCCTGAAGAGGTGGGATACGGCGCAGTTCATGAATCAATGCTGCTTGCGGCTCATACCGATTATCGTAGGGAAAGAGTGCAGTCGCATCATCTGAAATAAAATAAGCGTCCTTGTTGCCTCGTGAGATGAGTTCATATAAAGGACCTTCGCTGGTTACATTAACCGAATTCATCAGCGACTCTTGTCTATGATGAATGAGTTTTTCTATTGCGCATTCACGCGTTAGCCTTCGGCGTCAGGCTCAGGCTCTTCGACAGGTGCAAGCAGCTTCAAAGTAGCCGCCCTCTCGACACGCTTGGGTAGGTCAATCACCGCTTTTCGTCCGTATCGAGCAAACCAGAATTCATGAGTGGCCTCTTCGCCATCCTTAATCCATGTATCTAAGAATGCCTTGGCCTGTTTATAGCCGGGATCTGAGACCACAATACCGAGTTCCTGAAGTTTTTTTAGCAAGGTCACTGCTTCTTGAACACGCTCCGCTTTTGTCTTATAGACAACCATACTAGCCCTACTGAGCATTCGTTGTATAGACATTTACCGTACTTAGATAAAATCGACCTTCGGCAATCAGATCGCGCTGCTCATAACTCGTATAGTTGTAGGTCGCCGTCGTAAGGGTGCTGAGGGGAGTCGTATTGCCATATCCTCTCTGTGGTGCCAAGACCTGAGCCTGATAGTTAATCCACTGAGTACCTGATTGGATATTTTTGATATATTCGCTAAAGTCCATTGCGCTCTATCTAAAACTCTGAAATTCAATTCTATAGAAAGAACGAAATGTGCGGCATCTTTGCCTGTTTCGGTAGCGCACAATGTCCGGACATCGAGGCGTGTGTTGCCAAGCTCAAGGCCCGCGGCCCTGAGACAACAGCGCTCGTTAAAAAGTCATGCGGCACCTTTGGATTTACTCGCCTTGCCATTAATGGCCTAAATCCTGCTGGAATGCAGCCGTTCACCAAGAATGGCATCACATGGATCTGTAATGGTGAAATCTACAATGCAAAGGCGCTTGCGGAGGAATACAAGATTCCTATGCCGTCAGGCTCAGACTGTGAAGTGCTCGGTCATCTCTACGAAGTCTATCGTGATACACCTGAATCCTTCTTTCGTTGTCTTGATGGCGTTTTTGCAATTATCCTCTATGATGAAAAGCGTGACCTTCTACTTTGGGGCCGTGACCCTTATGGCGTTCGTCCGCTCTTTGCCGCTTGGCCATCGGTGAAAAACTTCAGTTTGTCAGGAGTCAAGGACTTCTGTGCGCTAACACTCAAACTCAATCTGTACGGTCATCCTACAAATAGTCTCGTACTTGCGAGTGAGCGCAAGGCCATTCCATCTTCACACGGAAATGTCATGCAATTCACTCCAGGTCACTGGGGCTCTATTAAGGCATCGGACGCCTCTAATTTCTCCATGTATGCATATCATCAGAGCCCCTGGCTGAAGAATCCTTCGTATAGCCCTGCAAATGTGAAGGGGGTTGCAACCGCGGCAAACGCAGTGCGCTTCGCCTTAGAAGAGGCTGTTAAAAAGCGTCTTATGACGGAGAGACCGTGTGCTGCACTGCTGAGTGGCGGCATTGACAGTAGTCTAATTGCAGCCTTAGTACAGAAGAATCTGAACGCTCTAGGGCTTCCACCCTTGAAGACATTCAGTATTGGAATGCCTGGCAGTACTGATCTCAAATATGCAAAGATGGTGGCGAATCACATTGGCTCAGATCATACCGAAGTGATTCTAACAGCGGATGATTTCTTCCTGGCAATTCCTCAAGTTGTCTATGATATTGAATCCTATGATATTACATCTGTACGGGCCAGTGTAGGCAATTGGCTTGTCTCCAAAGCAATTCGTGAGCAGACAGATTGTAAGGTCGTGTTCAACGGCGATGGCAGCGATGAGGTCTTTGGGTCCTATCTCTACTTCTACAAGGCACCGAGTGAGCAGGCCTTCGAAACCGAGGTGGATAGACTTCTTAAGGAGATTCACTACTATGATGTGCTGCGCAGTGATAGAACCATTAGTTTACACGGACTTGAGCCGAGAACACCCTTCTTAGATAAACAGTTTGTGGCCGTGGCGAGATCCGTTGCAACGGTATGGCGTCGCCCTATAAAAGGGGTACAGGTGGAGAAGTGGATTCTACGAAAGGCATTTGAGGGAACGGACCTTCTACCGAGCGAGGTGCTCTGGCGTCAGAAGGAGGCGTTTAGTGATGGAGTGAGTAGCCAAGAAAAAAGTTGGTTCGAGGAGATTCAAGAGCGTGTTGAGCCGTGTTTGCCTGAGGACTGGAAGATGAAGGCGCTTGAGATTAAGTATTTAACACCTACCACGGCAGAGGCCTTTTTCTACAGAACTCTCTACGAATCCTTCTATGGAACGGAGTCGATTGAGACCGTAATTCCTGCATTCTGGATGCCGCGTTGGTCACCTGGAGTCACTGACCCATCGGCAAGAAAGCTGGCGCATTACGGTACAGCAAGCTCCTCTTGAGAGAGAGAACTGCCACGAGACTTTGGAAAATGTCCGTATTCCTGTTCGTAAGTGAGTTCACCCGTTGGTACTATCATATTTACGCAGAAGGTGAGTGTTAGCATAATAAATCCTGCAAGAATCAGATTTGGCACAGAAAGGGCACCACCAATCAGAAGAAGAGTTACACTAAAGGAGTAATAGTAAACAAGCATCCTTACTGTCTTGCTCATGGGATCTCTGGCTAAGAAAGTAGCAGGCATTGTACTTGAATATATATAGCCTAAGGCGAATATTCAAATTTGACTGGCGTTTCCTGTACACTTAATGAGCATAAACTCATGCAGTGTAAAGGGCGTTATACGAAGGAAAAGAATGGCCTTAAGTTTCCAACGAAGGGATTCTATTTTACAGAGAGACGGTGTGGCGAGATTGCTACAAATGATGAACTCTGTAAGGAATGTATTGAAAAGAGAACTAAGACAATTGTAAAAGATGGATTGAACTATACACCCAAGTATCAACAGTATAGTTTTCAAGGGAAAATAGATGAGCCATATTATGAGAATAGTTGGATTTATGGCTCAGAGCGATATCTAAAATGGGCTACTTTAGACGGCAATGCTCTTAGTATGAAGGATCTTGCTGTGGCAGAAGCAGCACAAAGAATTGCGCGGGGGAACTTAGAGATGAAGACAAAGTCTGTAACAGAGGCTAAAAAGGTAGGGCGTCCTAAGAAAAATGGGACCGTGGCACCTACCCCTACAGCAGCCACCAGCCCCCAAGCGGAGCCAACTCCTGTTCCTGCTCCCGCTCCTCCTGTGGAGCCTAAGCCAGCACCCAAGCCCAAGAAGGTCGTAAAGAAGACGCCTGTTGCTATACCACAAGTTGCCAAGGCAGTTGAAGTGGCCGAGGAGCCTCTTGAAGCAATCGAAGTCATTAAGATTCAGCTTGTAGCCAAGACAATTGTAGACAAAGTCTATTGGTACGATTCAACCAAAGATAAGGTCTACGAGAAACCGAAGGACGGCACGATTGGAAAGTATCTTGGACGATACGATTCGCGCGAGCAGACGCTTGTGAGTTTTCCGGACTCCGATGTAGAATGAACGACGCAAAGCAGTGTCCTTGGTGTCAGCGTTGGTGTCTAAAGGATAATGCCTGTGATTATATTTTTGCCTGTGGCCTCGAAACTCGCGGAACTTTTGTGAAGGGTGCAGGATGTGGCCGATCATGGTGCTGGCGCTGTGGTCTTAAATACTGTAGTCCTTATTATGACCCAACTACAGGTCAGAAGCTCTCTACGGCAAAAGATAGTCATGGAGACTGTTGTCGTCATGAGCCTGGATTCAAGCAGGAGGACTACTGTCCAGGTGGTCATAGTGGACATTGTGGACAGCGCTGGTAAATTCTTAGCATCTGCTAGATGGGTAAGACACGTAAACTTAAAAGCCCAGACTATGTCATTGCAATCCCCTCCTATAAACGCGCAGAGATTCTCAAAGAGAAAACACTCACAACACTACATAAGTATAAGATACCCAAGGAGAAAATCTATGTCTTTGTTGCGAATAAGGAGGAGCACGACATCTACAAGGAGACACTTGACTCTGCAACATATGGGCATTTAGTCATTGGTGTTCCAGGACTCGCTGCAGTCCGTAATTTTATCTCGGGCTATTTCCCTAAGGGGAAAAAAATCGTCAGTTGCGACGACGATATCCGAGGGTTTATTGAGTTCGATGCCAGTAAAAAACGCCATGAAAAAGAACTTGTGAGCCTCAAATCGGTCATTGAGCGCGGTTTTAAAGAATGTGCGGCCAAAGGGGCCAATCTCTGGGGTCTTTATCCAAGTGCAAATGGATTTTTTATGAAGGCTACTGTGAACTATGACCTCAAATTCATCATTGGAAACTTCTTCGGATATATTAATTTTAAGAATGAGCGAAAACTCACAGTCACTACAGGACCCAAAGATGATTATGAACGCAGTTTATTATTCTACAAGGAGGATGGTGTCATAGTTCGTCTGAATTTTGTTGCGGCTAAGACATCTATCTATACAACTCCAGGAGGTCTCCAAGACGGAAATCGCCTAGCGCGTGTAAAAGCAGATGTGGAAGGGCTTATGAAAAAGTATCCTGAGTATGTTTTTTCCAATCCACGGCGAAAGGGACCATTTCCAGAGATTACAATAAAGGACAAAAAAAATTGAATAACATAGTTACCCTATGTAATATACATATAACAAGCAAAATAACACACAATGGCTAAATATTCAGATGCTTCACGCTGGTCTTTAACTTTTAACTATAATACGATTCGTGGTCGTATTCTAGATGGAGAACTAGTTTCTCCAAAGCCGTCAGTTAATTGGCAAAGGGGTAAACATAGCCTTGAAGATGATTCATGTGCATATTCTATGATTAAATATTTGGAGAGTCGGCCAAATCGCACTGCTTCTATTGAGGATATTATTGCTTCTCCAATTCTAGCAAAGTATACTCTTGATTCTCTTAAAAGCAACGGTGAAAGATTAATTGCACATATGCTTCGTGAACTCAATGAACAAGGAATTGTTACTAGAATCTAATACTAATAAAAGAAAAAAACTTATTTATTTTTGCTGTTGGTCTAAACCAACCTAACTAAATACACTCACTATGAACACTATTCGTACTGAGTTTATTACAGAGGCCATTAAGAATAACCAAGTCGTCCGTTTTGCAAAGTTTGGAGATGGAGAATATGCCTGTTCTCTCGGCCAACAAGGCCAGAACTGTGATGGCGATGTCTATTTTCCTGAACTGAGCCGTGCACTCAACGAGGCGTTTCTTATCTTGGCACAGACTCCAAATACTTACATAGGAATGTGGCACGATGAGACTGCTGTAAAGTTTTATGAACAACATCTACAGGATCGCACAGGAAAATCAGAAGTTCCCTGGGTCGATTATCATCTTCTTCTACGGAGTAATGATCGTGTACGAGGTGATTTTGATCGTGCACAGACTAAAGTGATGTACAACTTAGTTGAGGCCATTCGCAACTCTCCTCGTAAAAAGATTTATGTCTGTAATCAACAGAATGCTCGTCTCTGCCAAGTCTTTGAGGCAGAGCATGTAGAGATTCCTGAGAACTGTTGGGTACTCAAGTATCAGCAGGTCTTTGAACGGATTCTAAAGGCTATTACACCTGATGCAATTGTACTCTTTTCAGGAGGTCTCTGTTCAAAGGTGGCCATTGCTGATCTTGCTCGTCATGCACCTACAGTTACATGCCTTGATGTAGGCTCATCTTTTGACTGCCTTGCTCGTGGTACACCCTCTCGCGCCTATCAATTCCATTTTTTTGAGGAGGTGGATTACTATGCTGGGCTTCTACCGCAGAATTGGCTTGCAACTACACCAGGCCGTTAGTTAAAAATAAAGTAATCTCAGATTTTTTCTTTTTATTTTGGTTTGTCTTTTATTGCTCAGATGTCATCATACCAGTCATTGATGAGACCTGTGACAGGGTCGCGGCGCACCTCCAGATTCTTGTAGACGGGGCATGGGAAGCCAGTCTGGCGCTTCATCGCCTCGAGAACTGCAGTCGTGCCGAAGAAGTCGTGTCCAATCACCTTGCCACGGATGCCGTGGGCCAGAGTGCAGCAGAACACACCCTCCATGTCGATGATGTGACCCTTGTCCAGCACCAGATTGTACACTGTGCTAATGGGCATTGACTCATCTCCCACAGTGTCCCTGCCAGTCACCCAAGTGCCATCCTTGATGTTCATGTAGGGATGGTAGGGCGTCAGAAGACAGACGCCGTCCTTGCCCTGAACCTTGCTCATCATCTGATACGGGTTCTTAGAGCCGCAGGTCACAAAGACCTCGACCTTGGCCTTGCCCTGCATCGTCCAGACGAAGTCACCAGGCCGAATCTCTGAAATGGGCTTGCGGAAATACACCTGCGCGAGAGGGTCCCATGTCATAATCCGCACATGGCCTGCGAAACAGCCGCCGCTGTATGCACCCTGAGTTGCACTCCTCATGTACTGCTGGGCAGATGCAATGACTGTCGCAGTCTGCGCAGCACTCAAGTCCGCCCTGTGCCCACTGGGCTCAGGAACCGGCAGACTGATGAACTTCTCCTCCCCGTCTGCGACAACAGCCTCAAAGAGAGGATGCTTGCCGTGGAGCAGACTACCAGGGTCCTTGAAGTTCAGGCGGCAGCCGCGCTGGAGAACTGTGCGCAGATAGGAGCGAGAGTAGTGTCCGCCCCACCGCTGCCAGTAGTGCGGAGCCATGCCAATCTGACCCTCACTCGAGTCATCTGACTTGACATCCAGCAGAAAGGCCTTCGTCTGAGGGCAGGCGCTTGCAGCCATCTTTGACTCAAGCGTCATCAGAGTGTCGGCGGCGATGTCCGTCTTGCGCGCCTCGGCAAACTGGATTGCCATCTGGAGCAGATCCATGTAGAGCTTGCGCGTCTTGACGAAGTCGCTTGCTGCACCTACAGGAGCCACAGGTGCAGAGCCGTTTACGCTCACCTGAATTGTAGAGGCGGGCAGAACTGGGAAGAAGAAGTCGCGCGGGTGACCCATACAGAGGAGGCCCGTGTTCATCTTCGACTCCGTGCCGTTCACCTTGATGGAGAGCTCGGAATTGCGGCAGCCAGATGCTGCGGCCGTTGCGATGAAGTTGATGAAGACAGTGCCGACCATGCTGACATCTGGAATGAAGCCGAAACTGCCGCCACCCATCTCAGCGAGCTTGATGAGCAGGGCGCTATCAAGAGAGTAGCCCAGGCCAAAGGTGGAGAGGTTCCACTGATTCCGCATTGGGATGCGAGACAGGGCCACGACCGTTCCGCTGGGGCTCGGCTTGACCGTCTCGGCACCATCTGTTAGCAGAGCCGCGACGATGTTGCGACCCGCCATCTCAGGACGATTGGCGATGCTCATCATCTCGCGTACAGCAGCCTCAATGTTGGTCATACCATCTGGTTTGATGGTCGCAAGTCGAGCCTTGAGCTTCGCCTTGCCTGCAGCATTCATCTGTGTGGGCTCCAAGACAGTCTGTGCGGCCGCACTGAAGGAGACGAGTGCCACACTGTCATTCTCCGTCATCATTTCGGCAGCCGTGTTGACCGTGTGGTAGACGAGATCCATGCGAGTGAAGAGCGACTCCTTCGACTCAGGGTCTGCAAGTTCACCCATAGAGCCCGAATTGTCCAGGCCGAGGATGTAGACCGTGCCCTGGCGCAGACCACTGGGGTCAGTCTGCACCTGAACATGGAGGAAGCTCTTGCCACTCTCCTCCAGCATGTCGGCCATGCAGGTCACCGCACCATCCTTGAAAGGCGGTGTGGGATTCTGCGGTGCAGGCGGAGGATTTGCCACGAGGTAGTCCTGGATCTGCTGCAGAAGAGCGCGGTTCAGGATGAAGTGCGGAACAAGAGTCTGGCGGCAGGTGGGGCATGTGTTATGCGAGCTCGCCCAACGCACAATTGCAGTCTCGTCAAAGATGTGCCCCTCGCCGCAGGCGATGACAGGGCGACGCATGATCTCGCCAGTGATGGGGCAGAGGAAGTCGGAGTTGATGGAGGCCATGGTTGCTTATTGCTTATGCCTTTCCTTAAGGCAAAAAAAAGTTTTCAAATTTTTGCAATTCTCTTACTAACTCCAGTTCACCCACAGAAAGTCATCTCCAGGCATGAACTCCGTATCAGGAAAGAAGACCTGCAACTTCCGAATCACATCAGGAAGATAGACTCTCGGAATGGGACCAGGATCATAGCGATTCAGATTACCGTTAGAAAGACGCTGAATCGGTCCAGAATAATTTGCAATTGGAAAGTAAATCTTCTTCTCACCGAGAGCTGCGTGCTTTAGAATACCCTGTCCAATATACTTCGTAAAGATATTCGTCTCATTATTAATAACGGCATCAGCGTAGTCCCTACCCATCTCCTGTAGAAGTTCACGGGTATAGGTTGACATTTCTACTGATTTTACAAAAATAAGTAAAAGGTTCAAATTTTGGGGAGTATTACGCACTTGACATCAGGATACGAAGACGCTCACGGACAGCATCGTACATCGGGTCATCCAACTGAAGACGCAGTGCGGCTATAGGTGTAAGAACCTCAACGCGAGTCTCCTGAATCACCTTGAAGAGTGTGGGCGACCAGCCACTCAGCATGATGACGCCATCTTGGTCGGCAGCCGCATGAAAGTCCTTGTACTCTGCACGAAGGTTCCAGATGACAATGCGAGGCGGCATGAAAGGCTGATTCCACATGTCCTCGCCAGCGCGCTTCCACGCCTCACGAATCATCTCGATGTGCGTCTGCCAAGGCGCTGTCTTCACCACATTGCGGTAGGAGTGACCTGTCCAGAAACTGGTCTTATCCGAGCCGCACGCCTGGTCAAAGCCCATGTCAGTAAAGACAATGAGATCCTTGGGAACCTGTTCAGGGCGGAGGCGCTGCGCCTTGACATCCGCGAGGACAAGATCCATCGCCTTCTGGAAGTCTGTGTTGAGGCCGTGGCCAATGTTGCCAATGGCCGCTACACGCTCAATGATTGTCTGTTCGGGGCGCATCTGGTGCCACTTCGGCTCGGAGTCAAAGGTCAGAAACTTATTGGTGCCGCTCACCTCGGCAATCAGGAGACCAAGGGCCATCGAGACCATCTTTGGAACACCATCCATGGAGCCACTGAAGTCGCAGAGAGCAATGCAGTCGCGGAGAGCACCTGACGCACGAGCCTTCTCTACAAAGCCACGCCACTGGCCGAGGATAAGATCATGCTGACCCTGTGAAAGGTTTGGCGCCTCTCCATAGTACTGGTCGTAGCGGTAGGAATCGAGGATCTTCTTGATAACCTCATGAGGGTAGACTGTGTCAGCACCCTTGAGCGTAACCTCTCCACGCGCAGCGGCTGCAAAGTGCTCTTGAAAGTGCTCGCGGCACGCCATGCGGACCTCATCATCTGGATGGCGAAGATCAGGTTCAAAACGAGGGCGGTAGACACTGCCACGGGGAACCTTATGGAGTGTCTCATTGAGGAAAGCGGCGCGATACTTGTCGAGGGCGCGACCAGGCACCACAGCCGGCTTAATCTCCTCCCAGTCACCCGCGCACATCTTCACTTCGACGGTGTCAATGCGCTTGTTCAACTTGGAGAGGAACTTGCGATAGGCAGCGAGGCGCTGGCTCATCTTGCTCATCTGAGGGAAGAGAGCGGCTGCAAGTTCCTTCGCAAGTGTCTGATCATTGGCACTGCCCTTGCCCTCACGAGGCGCCCACTTTGCACAGAGGCTAATCGGCTCATCGACGGTAAAGGCATCCTTCTTTAGCTGGTTTCGAGCAATCTCAATGACTGCCTCCTTAACCGAGTTGCATCGCTCAGACTCACGCTCTAGCATGTGGGATGCTAGATGGAAGAGATCACGCCAGCATCCGTACTTGGGAACAAGATCAAGCATCTGAATCATGAAGGGAGTGTGGCGAAGTAGAATCGCCATCATGGTATAGGATACATCACGCTCACCCTTGCCGCCCCGTACATTGCGTGTCTGGAAAGCGAGCAGAAAGGCATCCTCGTAAGCCTGCGGATCTGTCTTGCCGAGTTCCAGAACAGCCTTCATGAGGCTCTTAAGAGTGTCGCCTGAGCAGCCGCGGACGGCCATAGTGGAGAGGTCAACGCGAGGGTCGCCCGTGCTCTCGTAGACGTCGCTGCCCTTGACGCCGGCTACGCCGGTTAACCCCTGCGGGACGCCGTTCTTGGTGGAAACCTTAGATGACAGGTTAATGGAGGCCATATTGGTATATGCTTGTAAAAAATGATTAAGTACCCAACGGCTTCAAATTTTATCACCGTTAAAACGGCAGGATAACAGTCTCAAGCACCTGTCCCCAAGGAAACAGCACAGTGCCATCCTCACGCCACTCGGCGAACTTGTCGAAATCAATCATGGCCACGCTGCCATCCTGCTGCTTATAGAGTTCGTAGTCACATGGAAAGATGTTCTGCTGTCCAGCCATTGCATAGAACATCTTCAGTTCACCTGCGACCTCGCTGTGCTTGACAGGCACAAGACAGTCAATACGTTCCATCTTGTATTGATGCTGCTCAGGGTCCCAGGCACGAGGTACAAAGAGCTTCTTGAAACCATTTTTCGGCGTCAAGATGCTGCCTGCCCACTGTTGGATGCGACACTGCGCAGGAGCACGGTGAGAAGAAGTGCGTGTATGTGGACCCTTATGGCGATGGACCCTCTTGATGACCACAGCCTGGTCCTCGGTGTCGATAATCTTGCCACAAGCGCCCTCCATGGTGTCTGTAGTGAGTGACTCGTATGTCGCGTACAACTGACTTCAAATTTACAAAAAAAGAGTGGGTGGCCGCCAGGGAACACCGTTTTTCTTTTTTTTTGTGTATATAGCTCTCAAAGCGCACCCGTCGCGAGCAGGCGCTCATAGATGAAGATGGAGGAGAGGAGCTTCGAGTCAGCGCAGATCTTCCATGCGTCTGCATACTCAACAATCTCCAACTTAATCACCTCGCCCTCCTCCAGAACACCCGTCGCCTTGCCGCGCATCGCATCTAACTGTGCGCGAGTGACGGGACGCTTGTGGAGCATGAGACGAAGAAACTCGTCGCAGCCACCAGGGCTTGGAAGCATCCCCTTCACCGGCTTCAGACCACTGAGCCTATTCACCGCTGCAGTGAGGTCAACTAGGTCTGCAGCGGGCAACTCCAGACCAGTCTCCTCCTTTAACTCCTTGGCCGCTACGCCCGCAAAGGCGCCGCTGCCATCGAGCATACCAGCAGGAAGCTCGAGAAGACCAGACTCACCTACAGGAACACGAGGCTGTCGCGTCAAGATGATGTAGTCTGTTCCCTCGCACTCGAGAATGACGAGAATGGAGACGGCACCACCGCGGAGAAAGCAGATGCCAGGCACACGAACTCCCTGGAAGAAGGTGATGGTCTCAATCTTCAGAAAGCCGACGCGCGGACCGAAGAAGTCGATGCTGGAGACGGAAATCTCGCGAACATCCAGACCAGGCTCCACGCCAGCCGCCCAGTCAGTGAGAAGCTTGGACTTGACCGCGGCATCCAGATCGAGCCCAGGCGAATTCGGGTTGCACTTCACAGGAACAGAGATGCCATTGATGGAGATAGATGCCATGGTAGATGTGCTTGTTATACAAATCAAATGGTGCCAAGCCACTTCAAATTTTCAAAAAAAGAGAATTGGCTTGCGCCGTTTTTTTCTCTTGTTTTTGGGGGAGCTGACTCTCAGTAGTCGTAGTCAGCCGCATGCTCGGCCTCCTCCTCTTCCTCAAGGCGCTTCACCTCCTGTGCTTCGAGAGCGCAAGTCTGTGTGCAGAAGACCTTCTTATTCTTGGGGAAACGGATAGGTGAAGAGCCTATCGAGTAGGTCTCGCCGCAGTGGTCGCAGTGAGTGACGGGGAATTTGGTCGCCGCCCTCTGCACCGCCAGCTCCTGCCGCTCACTGCGACCGTTGCACAGGTAGCTCACCACGATGCTCTGCTGGTAGCAGATGCCCGAGGGAAGCTGCTCGATCTCCTTGCACTCGTGGTGACAGATGAAGTTCGGACCGAGCTCACTGGAGATGGCCAGAGCGATGTCCGTGAACTTCAGCACCTTCCAGATGCTGATGGGGTAACGGCCAAACATCGGATCTTCAATCTGGTCGTGTCGCCCCGTCTTGGTGACATAGTCGAGATGCGTCAGCTTGTTGCCGCTTCTAGGCGCGACCATCACCTCGTCGCGACAGTCGCGGTCAGGATGGGTCGCAGAGGGGGCGAACTTGGTCGTGAAGGTCCGCCAGAGGATGCTCTGGGGCTGACGGCCAGCGCGGATGTCGGAGATGAAGTCGAGCATCATCTTCTCGTGGTTCACCTTTCTCTCCACCATGATGCTCTTCATGAGGTAGATGGCAGCGGCCTGGAGACGCGCGGCCTCGTCCAGCTTCTTGGCTGCGGCGATCTCCTTCGCGAGAATGGAGAGGTCGTCGTCGCTGAACTTGAAGTTCTCGCGCGGGTAGAAGTCCATTGTGGCGTGAATGGGTAGATAGAGTGTATGGGATGGCCGTACCTTCCATCTACGGGGCGTCGCCACCTCAATTTTTTTTACCGCCGACTCTTACCACCTCTTACCAACGCAAAAAAAGAGAACAAAAGAGAGTTGGCTTTCGCCGTTTTTCTCTTTTGTTTTTGTCTTATGGTGCTTTTTTCTTTTGTTTTTTGTCTTTTGGGTGTTTTTTTTGTCTTTAGTTGCGGCCCTTGTAGGCGCCGCCGCCAGGCTTGCCGCAGGTCTCCAGCGTGTGGTTCGACATCTGCTGCCCGCTGGGCAGGCGGCAGCGCGGGTTCGTGCAGCACGGGCGCTGGGGGCGCTGCTGGGGCGTGCTTGCGCCAGACCGCCAGTTCTGCTGGGGCGTAGACGCGCCAGAGCGCCAGTTGCCGCCACCGCCGCCGCCACCGCCGAAGGCCGCAGAGCCAGGGCGCGAGAGCTCGAAGGTCGGGCGCGGCTCGGCCTCATCCCACTCTCGCTCGCCCATGTGCGCCACGCGCTTGCCCGCCTGCGCGCCCTTGCTGAGCGTGCAGAGCTCGCTCGCGTCGAACTTCTCGCAGCCGGCCTCGAACGCGCGCTCTTCGTTGTTGCCCTCGGCGTTCACGATGAGCTTGGTGCAGGCGGGCGAGAGGCGCCCCTTCACGCCCTCGTGGGCGTGGCAGCGGCAGCACATGATGCTGCCATTGGGGTTGCGCGCCCAGACATCCGTGTTCTCGACGAACGGGATGGTGACGGGCGCGGGCGCGGGCTCTGCGCCGGCCTCGAGCTGGGCGGCGGCGAGCGCGAGGAGCTCTGTGACCCAGGGGTCGACGGGGCGCGGCTCGCTCTCCTCCATCATGTCCGCCCAGTTGCGCGGCTCATCGCCAATCCAGCGCATCTCGGCGGGCAGGGCGGCCACGATGGCCTTGTGGCGCAGCATCTTCGAGAGCGCGCAGCTCTCGTCGTTGCACGCTGTGCAGAGCACCTCGCACGCGCTGGCCCCGGCAGAGACGTTAGTCTCCTCGGTCGCCTGCGCGCGCGGTGTGCTCTCGTCCTCACTCTCGCCGAAGGCGAGCGCGAAGCAGTTCGACATGGTTGCTGTGGGAGCGGAAGAGTCGAATGGAGAGAAATGGGGGCGGGTATCTCTCACAACCAATCAGCTAAATGGCCCCCTCTTGTTCAAATTTTTTTATTCTTTGAGCGCAAGACCAATATCAGAGGTGCGCGCGCATACGCGCATAGGCGGGCGCGCGCGCCCGCGCGCGAGGCTCTTTCAAATTTTTTTAAGAGGTGAAACGCAGAGAAAATCTCTGTGCGCCCAGAGCGGCTAGATGGCGCGCAGACTCAAAGTATAAAAAAATTTGAATAAGAGGAGGCCATTTAGCTGATTGGTTGGAGAGACACCGCCATCTATCCATCTATCCATCCATCCATCCATCTAGCACCCATCGCAACCATGGCCACCAAGACTGTCTCCCGCACCGAGTTCGCTGCCCTGACTGCTCGCCTCGCCCTCATTGAGGAGCGACTGGCTGAGCTGCAGAGCGCGCCCACGGTAAAGAAGGCAAAGAAGAGCGCGCCCGCGGCCGCGGACGGCGAGGAGAAGGAGCGCTCGCCCTGGCTCCAGTTCTGCTCGCGCATCACGGCGCTGCTGCAGGAGGAGAACGGCGAGGCCAAGAGCGCGGCCTGGCCCGCGCGCCTCGCCTTCTGCTCGTCCTGCAAGGCGCTCTGCAACGGAGAGTACGAGACGCTCACGGATGACGCCATCCTGAACCACGCGCTCATGTTCGAGGCGCCCGAGAAGGTCGCGAAGCCCAAGAAGGCCGCCGCCGAGGAGGCGCCCGCGCCCAAGACGCCGCCCAAGAAGAAGGCCGCCGCCGCTGCAGAGGAGGACGCGCCCCCTGCACCCAAGAAGAAGGCCGTCAAGAAGGCTGTGCCCGCCCCTAATCCCTTCGCAGAGGAGGAGGAGGCTGACGTCTAAGCGCGCAGCAGCAGCAGACTAAAGACAAAAAGAAAAGAAAAAAGAACCGAAAGATAAAAATAAAAGAGAAAAACGGCGAAAGCCAACTCTCTTTTGTTCTCTTTTTTTGCGTTGGTAAGAGGTGGTAAGAGGTGGTGATAAAAAAAAATTGAGTATGCCGTGGCCTGCCTATGGCAGCTACAGCAATCCACATATACACCATCTACCTACAGACACCATGGCCTCATCTGCCCCATCTGCATTCCACGACCGCCTCCGCGAGATCATCGCAGAGCGTCCCGAGCTCTCCTCTAGTAGCGCCGCTCTGCCTGGCCAAGTAGAGGAGATTGACCTCAAGGCCATTCCAGACGACCACGAAAGCCTCCTACTCTCGTCGGCCATCACCTTCGTCTTTGACGAGTACAGTATGTTCTCTGGCCTCAACGATGAGGAGATTCAGGCGACTGACTTCAAGACGTTCGCCCTCACCATCTGGTGGTTCCACTGGGACTTCCAAATTGAGAAGGGGGGCAAGCGCATCTTTATGCGCGATGTGGTCAACACACCTAAGTTCCTGTATCTTGTGGGCCAAGAGGAGTCCAGACGCAACTCGTGCGCCTGCACTGCCCATCCTCTTGAGCGCCACACGAAGGTTGGAGAGGATGGCACTGTTATGTTCGACACTGCCGTCCTCAACGTCACCTTCTCGAAAGACGGACCGTGTGATGAGTGCGGCAAGCACAGCAAGAACGGTCGCGCCACCTGCCTCTGCCCCTTCGACAAGGACGACATCAACAAGATGGACCTCGCGCTGCGCCGCCAGTAAATACACACAGACAAAAAAAACTTCTTATTTATTTTTTCTGTGCGCAAAAAAAATTGAAGCGCGGCCGCCGTCCAGTAGGAGTTACACATACTACAGACACCATGGCCTCCAACTTCTCCGATGATTCTGACCACGAGTACGAGTCTGAGCCTGACTCGCAGAACTACCGCTTCGCAGACGACGATGACCGCGACGAGATTGACGAGTACATCGCGGTTCTGCAGCGCAGTTGCGGCCGTGTCTTCCACTATGAGCCTGAGGAGGACACTACGCCGCCCACTCCGCCGCCTGTCATCCGAGAGACTCTCTTCCCTAGCGCTCGCCAACACGTAGGCCGAAAGACGCTCATTCTCCCCGCAATTACGCGGTGCGTCGCCGCCATGCGGAAGCGTCGTGCAGCCGTGACCAAGTAGAAGCTCTGCTCATAACCCCCCAAAAAGAAAAGAAAAAAACGGTGCAAAAACACCCATCTTCTTTTTTTAATAAAAATTTGAAGTTTGCATGTCGCCTGATGGCATCAGTATCACTCCATACGCTACAATGTCTTCCACTACATATGCCCACTTTCCTGAGCTGCAGGCCGTCCGCCGCCGTGCTCGCGACGCAGAGCTCAAGGCGTTTGAGGCGTTCCAGAAGACACAGGAGACCCGCCTCGTAGCCATCAAGGCAGCAGAGGCCATCTACCGAGCTGCTCTCGCAGCCGCAGATGCAGCAGCCAAGGAGACTCGCATTACCTACGAGACTGCTGCGGCTGCCGCTCGCACGGCAGAGAAGACTCTTGACAAGGCTCGCGTTGAGGCGGGCGGACGGCGTCCTGTCCGCTACCAGGTCTCAGATGACCTCGGTCCGCGCGTCTTTGAAAAGATGATTGCCGACCGCACCTACTCAACGATGCTGCCCTCTGCAGCCTTCTACTCCTCACAGTCCTCTACCGAGTTTCTCGCGAGGATGCACGCAGAAGGCGTAGAGGTGAATAGCAACATCTGCGATATGTGGGCCTGGCGGAATTTGAAGGAGATTAAGAACGGCGACATTCTCTATCTCGTCACCTCATCTAACGCGCACGACTGGGTTCCTTCGAAGATCTACAAGGGCGCAGTTCGCAGCGGACCCGTTCACACTCTGGAGGCGAACTATGGTCGTGACTACCAGAACCATCGCAATCCTACAACGAGTCTGAAGATGACATGGGAGGTGAGTTGGCGTCTTCTTGGTGACTACGACGAGAGCTACAAGGACTGCTTCATCGATCTCACAAATGGGGCAGCTGCTGTGAAGATTACAAAGCCCCTGCCTCTGCCCATAGCTTCTGGTGCTCTGCCTCCAGCGACAGAGGTATAAAAAAAATTGAAATACCTGGTTCCAAATAAACTAGGTAGAGCAAGACAAAGCAATATACAAAATGTCCATCTCCTCCATCATCCGCAAGCTCTACCAGGCGCTGGCTTCGTGCGACAATTGCGGCGGCGACGGCGGCGTTGCACGCTCGGGCGAACTCGGCGGCCGCGTTCTCTGCGGCAGCTGCTACTCGGCCTGGAAGAACTAGAAAAACCCAGAAAAAAACCACAACAAAAAGAACGGCGAAAGCCAAACTTCTTTTGTTAAAAAAATTTGAAAAATGGTCACCACTTTTTTTTGCAGCATAGCGAATATCATCATCCAAAATGTCCAAGTCAATCATCTTCCTCAGCATCCTGGCGTCGGCGACGGCCATCTATGTGGCCATTCCGAGCGATTCAGTTGGTGTACATGTCTGGATGGGCCAGCAGTATGATGAGCTTCAGCACGGCGTCGTCTTCTACAATCCTCTCTTCTCTAAGGTCCATATCGTGAAGACGGAGCAGGACACGGACGAGGTTCTCAATGTTCGGTGTGTCTCGAAGGAGGGTGTCAACATTGAGATTCCCAGCATTCAGACTGCAAACCGCATTCGTCGTAGCCGTGTACTCTCAACCTTCTACAAGTATGGCCCAGACTACGATAAGAAGCTTGTTACCGAGCAGCTTGGTCAGCTTGTCCGCGAGTTCTGTGCAGAGAATACGCTAGACCAGATTGAGATTACAGAGTTCAAGAATCTCAACGATCAGCTTCGCGCCGCAGTTCAGAAGCATAATGATGACCTGGATACTGGAGTAGAGGTCGATTGGGTCCGTATCATGAACATCAAGGTTCCTGATACAATTAAGCAGAAGCGGCTTGAGCTTGCTGCAGAGAAGGCCAACCGAATTCTCGCAGAGGAGCGGAAGAATCGCGTAGCAATCGAGAAGGAGACTGAGGCAATCATTCAGCAGGCCGATAATGAGCGATTTCTCAGTGCAACTCGTCGCGAGGTTGAGCAGATTACTCTTCTTGCCAATGCAAATTCAGAGAGTACACGGCTCGAGGCACTTGGCCTAGCAAAGCTCTACGAGATTCCTGGCTACGCAGAGGTTCTGAAGATTCAGGCACTGGCTGGAAACATGAAGGTCTACTTCGGTGACCATCTACCTGGCAACATGTTCCTCGGTGCACCTACTGCGGGACTGCCCCTTGATGTGCCTGGCTCAGTTCCTGTGCCTACAATGCCTCTGCCTCCGCAGGTGCTGAAGGTGTAAAAAGAACAAAAAAAGAGGGACCAACGTCCCCACTCTTTTTTCCAGTGGCAGAGGCCCAGAGGCAAAAATAAAAAAATTTGAAATTGAAAATCGCCCTAGTAAATCAGCACAGCAACAAGTATTAGCATATCCTACAATGTCTTCCATCAGCAACTCCAACGCAATCAAGATGGCGATGGCCCAGCTCCGCTCTGCGGTGGCGGCTCTGGATGCAGCTCTCGGCACGCCTGCAGTCGCAGTAGCCGCCGAGAAGCCTGCTGCCAAGAAGAAGGTGGCTAAGGCTGTGGCGGCAGAGGAGGATGAGATTCCTGCACCTGTCGCTGCAGAGCCCAAGGTCCGCAAGCCGACGGCATGGAACGCCTATGTCGTCCAGAACGGCGGAGTCAAGGCTGCTAGCGCTCTCAAGACGGCGGACCCCGCAGCCTATGAGGCGTGGATTGCAGAGTGGAAGGCGCAGAACCCTGACCCTGCTCCAGTGGCTGTGAAGGTGAAGGCAGAGGCTGCTGAGCCCAAGGCGCGCAAGCCCCGCTCTGACAAGGGCAAGCCTCGTGCCAAGAAGCCGGCTGCAGAGGAGTCGGCTGCGGATGACGAGTAGACAGCAATAAAAAACGGGTGTAAACAAGAAAATAAAAAGAAAAAATCACACCCAATTTTTATTTGGCAGAGTGGCAAGAGCTAATAAAAAAAATTTGAATAATAATTTTTTATTGGCAAGTAAGTACAAGCAAGACCACCTGCAAAATGTCCAACCTCTCCAACGCACAGATTCTCGAGATCATCGCGTCGCTGCGGACGCTGACCAACACCCTGGAGGCCTCTCTTGGGCCAGTCAAGGCAGAGGCCGCTGCAGAGCCCAAGGGCCGCAAGGAGCGCTCTGACAAGGGAAAGTCTCGCAGCAAGAAGCCGGCCGCTGATGAGGAGCCTCCTGAGGAGGCCGAGCCAAAGGCCAAGAAGGAGCCCAAGGCTCGCAAGCCGAGCGCATGGCAGGACTTCGTGAAGCAGGAGGGCGGCATCAAGAAGGCCAGCGAGACCAAGACGACTCATCCCATGGCCTACCAGGAGTTCGTAGAGGCCTGGAATGAGGAGCATGGTGTTTCTGCTGCGCCCGTGCCTGTTAAGAAGGCTCCTGCTCCTGCTCCTGCGCCAGCACCTGTCAAGAAGACGCCAGTGGCTAAGAAGGCGCCTGCACCTGCGGCCAAGCCCAAGAAGGAGTTGCCTCCACTCCCTGCCTCTGAGGACGAGGAGGAGGCAGATGACTATGAGCCCATTGAGATTGATGATACTAACTACTGGCTCGATGCAAAGATGGGCATCCTCTACCATGACAAGCGTGGAGAAGACTTCGCCACCTTGTACAAGGGCGGCAAGATTGTTGACCATCTGCCCTAAAATAAAAAGAAAAGAGGCTAAAAGCCCACCTTCTTTTTATTACAGAACTACAGTATGCAACTCAGTGAAACAGAACTCATTGAAACAATTGAAAATATCCGGTTCAAGTTGCTTACAAAGATGACACCAGGACAAAAAGCAGACTGGCAGTTTCTTCTAGACAGATATACTGTTAAACTGGAGCAGGTAAAAAAATTGAATAATGCTTTCCCTACTACTACTAGTATCAGGCAGAATGGCAACCGTTAAATCTCCTGCAAAGCACTATACGCCCCATCTCTCTCCGATCATGGGAACCACCACCTACACCTCAGAGAGCTCTGCTGAGAATACTCCCCGCCCTCGCTTCCGTCTTCAGGCGGCTCCACCTACAGTGGAGGAGGATGGTCAGAGCCTCGATAGTGACGACTATGAGGTTCTCTCTCCACAGGCCATTGAGAATCTGCGTGAGGAGATGCGCCAGATGTATGAGGAGGCGTATGATATCTCAGACAGTGAGGAGGAGGAATTCGCTGTACCACTGATATCTGTTCAGGGTCCTCTAGTTGCACGGCATCCGCGAGTTCTTCTCGCCTATCTTCGGTTTATTGACCTCTACAATGAAATCGCAAAGCCAGAAGAAGTCCTGCCATCCTTTAAGATGAGCCATGCAATGCAAGCGGAGGTTCTCTATCACTCTACAGTGTTCCATGCACCGCAAGAGTTCAAGGCAGAGGTAGATGAGCTCCGCGCGAGGGTTCTTGCTGCGACCCGCTAACTAAAAAAATTGAACATATACATACTTATTTATTTTTGTATGACACACGGAGCAAAAATGACTACTCTCACCATCGACATGCTCAAGAAGGCATTTTGGACAGAGATTGAGAGTGCACCTGACTACAATGATGAGAAGCAGTACATGGTGCCAGACTTTGAGGATGAGGAGGCAGACCTTCTAAAGTATGCAACTCTGGCGGTGAAGCACGGCATCTTGAAGGTTGAGCACGGCGATCCCTTTGTCTGGCTTTATGATGGATACCGCAATCAGAATATCCGCTTCTACGACAAGAAGAAGGGTGTAGTTTACCCCTGGTCAGATGGACCTGATGATTACGGCACAGTTCCCTACCAATTCAAGGTGGGAGATTTCCCGCCTGACAAGTGGTCTGACTATGTTGACCATAACAATTATGTCTTTCTCCGAGAGGACCTTGTAGAGCAACTCAAGGCAACTCTGAAGAAGGTGACGCCTGATGTTTGGAAGACGACACTTGAGATTCTGGGTGTCATCTACCCAGTCACGCTGACTGTCCATCGTGAAATGAAGAGCAACGATAAGACTTTCACCTTTGATGACCTCCAGCATCTGGACTGGGCTCAGTTCACCAGCGCAAAGATGGTGGCGAGGAACAATGAATGGGCAAAGGAGAGTCCCAGTTATAAGAAGTTTGCAGATACAAACCTCGAGAATGTGAATGGCTACTTTGAGATTGACTGCTATATCTAAAACCAAAAGAAAAAGATTATTTATTTTTTTGGTCTTATTAGAATGGCAGACGCCAGAGAACCAAGAGAAATTGCGAATGAATTAAGAGCTAGGGCAGCAGAGATAAAACGACTTGCTGATGAACATCTTGATGCTTTTAGGGCTAGAAATCCTGCGCTCAGTGATATGTTAGACGCTGAAGTAGCGAATTTAGCAGCTGCTGCTCCTCGTGGCCCTGCACCTCCTCGTCCTGCTCGTCGTGGCCCTCCACCTGCTCCTCCTCCTCGTCGTGGTGCTGCCGAAGCTGCTCGTGCCGCCGAAGCTGAAGCTGCTCGTGTTCGTGCTGTTGCCGTTGCTGCTCAAGCTGCTGCCGAAGCTCAAGCTGCTACCAATGCTGAAACTGCTGCCGCTATTGCTCATGATGGTGCTGCTGCCGCTTCTGCTGCTGCTCGTGATCGTGTTGCCGCAGCTGAAGCTGCTCGTGCTGCCGCCGCTGCTCCTGCTGCTGCCGCCGCTGCTGCTGCCCCTAATGCTGCCGCTGCTGCTGCCCCTAATGCTGCCGCTGCTGCTGCCCCTAATGCTGCCGCTGCTGCTGCCCCTAATGCTGCCGCCGCAGCTCAAGCTGTTGCCGAAGCTCAAGCTGCTCTTTTTGCTGCCGAAACTGCTCTTGCTGCCGCCGCCACTGCTCATGATGGTGCTACTGCCGCAGCTCGAGCTGCTCATGCTCGTGCTGACGCCGCAACTGCCGCAGCTGCCGCTGCTACTGAAGCTGCTACCGAAGCTGCTCGTCTTGCCGCTGCTGCCGCTGCCGCCCCTAATCATGGTGGACGGCGTAAATCAAGAAGGCAGAGAAAGCAGCGCAAGAGCAGAAGAAATAGAAGCTATAAAAAGTAAATAACGGCTAAACCCAACTGGAAATAACTTTTTAAAAATCTCAAAGAAAGGGCAAATAACCTCAGAATAAAAACAGGCACTACTGTAGAGATGTCCCCGCGTAAAACTCGTCGTGGTGGTGGCCGTGGCAAGCGTCGTCCGGCGAAGCGTGTACCGGTTCAATTTGGTCCTAAGACATTCGAAAATACGGTTAAGAATACATTTGCTAGCATGGGTAAAGCAGTAAATGAGGCGCGTTCATGGGGCGACTACATGATGGAAGAGGATGCAAAAAAGAAGAAGAAGGGCGGCCGTCGCACGCGTAAGAATAAGAAGTGCTGGTAAAGTATAAATTTGAAGTTGTTGGTCATTATATATAAAATATATATCATGACTACCTGCTGTGCTCGCGATTATAAAACATATCTATCATGCAACTCACACTCGCACGATGGCTCTACCGAATGCTACGAACATCGTGGGTTCTATCAAAAGGATCTATGGATCAAACGATATCTACGACCGAATAAAATCCATAATATTCTATCACGCGACTATCCTCTCACAAGTTCAATTGGTTGTCATCAACTCGCCATTGAGGAGTCCATTACCTCTAAGCGTATTACCTTGACAGAAGAGGATATCAGAACAATTCCTGATCACCGTGACCTAATGACAGTGTATCTGATTCTCTGCCCCTTCATCAACCCTTCATGGAACCTACCTCTTCTTGGCAGGGCCATCCGTATCTTCTTCGGACTTCGTCAACCAGGTGTAGAGGATATTTCCCCAAGTTTCCACACCTACTTCAAGACTCTTCTGGAGCATCCATTGTTCGGCCTGGAAAAACTCATTCCAGAACTGGTGCGAAATCAGTATCTCTTTCTGGAGGCCCGCCCAAATGCCCGAATCAACTTTACTCGCATCTGGAGGGAGGCACTTCATGAACTTCGTCCTGATCTCTGCTGGTATTCTGAGGAAGGTCTCATTACCATCTGGGGTCAGAGTAATACACCAACAAAGAATGAACTCAAGACTTTTACGACCATGATTCTACCGGCTATGCGTGAAAATCTCGCGACTCTCAAGCAATGGAAGCACTCGAGGAAAATGTCAATGGCTCCACTGAAGGAGGAGATTGTTGCAAAGGTCTATCATCCGAGGCATGTCGAGCGCTGGCTGGAGACAGGTGGATGGGACCTTTTCGATATGATGTGCTAATAGAATAGATGGGGTTTTCATATTATATGATTAATCGAACACGCAAAGACATTATTCATGTGGAAAAATATGATATTCTTGTGTATCTGAAAGAGGCTTGTAAAACAAGAGAATGGACTCTCAATGATACGATTGATTTTTTAAGTGAGCAAGACCTCTATATCTATAATCTTGTAGATATGGAGAACTATAGAATTGATTATCCGTGCTGGTGAGTAAAAATTTGAAGGAATTGTATAGTATAGTAAACTCAGAACTACTATAAGTTTACAATGGCACAACCTTTTGTAAAGATTGATGGCAGCGATCTCAAGCTTATGACAGATATGAAATTTTCTGGACTAAGTACAACTAGAGTTGTTAGTATTCTTGGTAAGGCTCGCATGGGGAAATCTTCTTTCCTGAACTGTCTGGCATATCAACTTACAAAGGAGAATAAGAAAATCTTTGCAACAAAGGGAACATTTGAGCATGTAACAAAGGGTGTTGATTTCTATCATCTTCCTCAAGATAATCTCATTCTTCTTGATACTCAGGGCCTTGATCACGAAGATTCTAGTCACGATCCAATTCTCTTGCTATTTGTATATCTTATTAGCGATGTCATTGTCTTTAATGGGACCCAGCAACTTCAGAATGATACTCTAAAACTACTGGAACCTATTTGTGCTTTTATGCATTCAGTTGACCTTGAGGATATTGTAAAGCCTCATCTCTTCTTTCGAATTGCAAATGCATTTCCTGTTGTACTCGATGACCCTCGTAAGAGTTTGGATACGATTAATGTTTCATATAATGATCAATACCAATCAATCCGCGATAGTATCAAACTTCTCTTTCAGGATGATATTGATATAGTGGCCACAGATCATCTTGGCAAGTCATCAACTGCATATATTGATGCAGGTACATACAAGCCTCTCCTTGAAAATGAAGAGAATGGCTTTGCGGCTGCGATTGAGAAGATTCTTAACTCTCTAGAAAAGCCTTCAGAGAAAAAGAATCAATATCTTACAAAATTGCCTGAAGTGATCAAGCAAATTAATAATAACGAAAAGATTAATATCTCAAAGTTAGATGTTGTTGCACTAACAACTAGTAATGAGATTCTTCAATGGCTTCAAACAGTTGATCAGTCTGATTTTGGAGTCATTAATGTAGATGGTCTGCAAAAGACATTCATAGAAAGTGTTGAGCCTCGTAAGACAAAGAAGAAGGCAATTCTTACTGGATTTACAAAGCGATTCAAGTCAGTGCCTGAGAAGATTAAGGAGAGTTATTATACTGAACTAAGCCGCAAACTCTCATCTCCAATTGACACGGCGATTCATGAATCTGAAACTAAGGCAATAGCACGAGTTGCCCATATTCATGAACAAGCAAGGGCTGAACGGGCATTTGAATCTATTAACTCAAGTATTCATTCCTTTACGAATATTGATAGTAGTTTTAAGAAGCAATACTTGCGTATTATCTATACCTTTGAAGAGGCATGTGCAGATTTATATGAACCTGTCAAAGAGAGGTATGTAAAGTGGTGTTGTGCGGTGTATAAGGCGTATGATGATGCTCTTACTAGGCTAATTACTGCTGAAACTGAAGATATGGCCGCTGTAGACCTAATCTATAAAAATACATTGGAGAATTATATTAAGGAATGCACTGAGTATATGAATGAATTTACATCGACTGATATTCTTCTACAATCAAACGAGGAGATTGTAAATAAGATTTGGTCTGATAAGTGTAATGATACAAGGAAAATTGTCCTTGATAAGGTTAAGGTGCGAGAGATGAAGGGTGGAATAAAATCCGCCATCCCATTCTTCAATACATCCTATAACTCTTCGAGGACTAGTGCAGTGGAGGCATATGATCTAATTAAAACCAACTGGAGTCAATTTGTTACAAATCTTAAGCAACTATCAAATAATACAATTGCTGATTGGACTTCTAAGAAAAAGGATATTCTCTTTGGAAAGAAGTTTACTATAACTGAATTTCCTATGGGGAAAATGGTACATGTAAATCCTGAGATTGAGTTCATCCAATGTGATATTACACACGAAACAATGATTGATAGCGTTCATGATTCCCATAAAAGGTCCTATATGACAATAGATACATATAATGAATTCTATCTACCCATTATTACTGCTTCAGTTGATAAAATGATTTCAAAGGGTTATGCACATAAATCCTGTAAGTGGTATTCTGATTCAGTAGATATGAGTTATAAGAATCTTATAATTAGAAAGAATAGTTCATTATCTACAGCATATTCAAATAATCTTGAAACAATTCTGTATAATCAGATTATAAAGATGTATTGTAAGGCGGTTATTATAGGAACAGAGTTTCCAAGTGATCTTAATTTCTAAAAAAATAAATAGAGATCTACCTTATTCACTTAGTTTGTTCACTTATTTTTTAGACAGTAATCTTCAGTGAAGATGATGCAAGGAAACCAGTATTCTTTACACCCGTATCACGAAGATCTAGTTCACGAAGGGCTGGAAGGTCCTTAATGGGTCCAACATTTACAAGTTGCCTACAACCTCGAAAGGAGATACTTTGGAGGTGCTTCAGATTTGTAATCCATGAAATGTCACTAAGAATAGGATCATTACGCTGAGGAACACACTCCCACCGCTGACCTTGCGGTGGTGTATTTGTCATTCTATTACACATTACTGCAATAATATTCAAATGAGTCAAACTCTTCAACTCGCCAAGTTCATAGTTTTTTAGATCACTTGCTCCACAAATTGTAAGTTGTTGAAGTTGCTTCAAGTATCTTAGATTCTTTAGAGAGGAAAGTGTAGTAAATGTATAGGACTTTTCATGTAGTGGTAGGGCTTGCCAGTTCATGGGATGATTCTTTCCATGGTGAGGGTGGGAACTTGGATCATTCTGTGTTATACCATTCCCCCATCCATCTTCCCATTTATGAAATCGATTAGGATAAGAGGATGAGAATGTTCGTGCATCTTGAAGAGTTCCACCATCATTAATCAGAATCAGATGTGTAACATTTGTAGGAATCGCATAGTCACATCCTGGCAGAGTAATTGTATCACCACATCGAGTCTCAAGTTCCTCAATACGTGTGGAAAGAGTACGACAGAGTAAAATTGCCTCCTCCATCTTCTTAAGACGAATGCTCATATCCTCTACATCTGCACCAGCCTTCTCTCGCCGAATCGATGGAATCTTGAACTGTAGCGTAAGTGGCTTTGGAAGAAGTGAATGCGTGAAGGGTATAGTGAGATTCAGTTCAGCAGTTGTCTCTGTAAGTGTTGGTGTTGGATTTGTAAGCCCTGCAGAAAGAACCTTTCCAACAAACTCAATGCCACCAAGGACAATGAAGTCTGCAAAATCACGTTCAAAGAATGTACGTTCATAGACACGATGGTTTTCATGATGCTCAAACCGAAGAATAAGATCTGTCGGATTGAGAATCAAGCGTGTATTATAGTTTCCAGTTTTGAACTCCATAGTGTTATACTAAAAAAATATACCTATGTATTGTTCAAATTTTTCAGTTAACTAAAGTCGAAGTATTGACCACATAAGACTACTCTCGTGTATTTGCCTTCAACTCTGCAACTTCTTTTCGCAAACTCTGAATTTCATTGACTAACATTACCGGCCAACTCTCTTTATCATCGCCAATCTGATCAATAATCTTCTTAAACGTATGAGAACTCATATCTTCTTCTAAAGGTATATAATTCTTCTTTTCTTTTACAGGTTCATAACAATTACAATATCTATACAAGAGTATACTAATAAGAATAGATATAACTAGAGTGTAGATCTGACATAATAGCATAGGGTCTGTAACTATTTTTATAAAGTTCTCACGAACTGTTAGAGGGTTAGATACAAATGGTATAATCTTATTTTCAAGATGATTTTCATTAAGAAGGATGTAATTCATTCTATCTTATATAGTAATGTATATAAGGGGTGCTATATTTTCAAATTTTTGATAGATATGAGTAAAAATTTGAAACTTTTTTGTATGTAATCTACTTAGTACACACTATACCTGCAACAATGTCTACCAATATGAAGAAGATGGAGCAGAAGATGAAGCGTGACGCGAAGAAGTCAGTTCGCAACTCAAAGGAGGAGGACAAGGCCATGGATGACAGGACGACCCTCTTTGGCATTGCAAAGAAGCATCTCGGCAATGGCATGTTCCTCATTGATGTACAGGATGAGAAGCATCGTGAGCACATCTACGAGGTGACTGCAAAGGCTGTTCGCACCAATATTGCCCGCATCATGGTCAATGATGTGGTCATCGTGGCACAGAGTGGCCGGCACTTCGAACTTGAAGGCACTATGAGCAGGAAGAATATTAAGGCTCTTATTGCCGAGAGGCGAATCCCAGCGGCCTTCATTGGATCTACCACGGAAGAGGAGGAGGGTGGCATCGAGTTTGAGGCAGAGGAGGCAGCACCCACAGAGGAGGTCAACATCGATGCAATCTAAGACAAGTCACCTACAAAAAACAGAACAAAAACATTTTTTTCAGCCAGTTTAGATCATAATTCCAGAGCGTCGAGCCCAGCGCCTGAAATTATTGATATCTACATTACATTCCCGTCCAGGTAGGTCTGAGAAGTTAGTCATCTCCATCCACTGTGCCGTCTCAATTTCGGCCGTATGATGGGGAAAGAGCTTGGGCTCATTGGGAAGGAAGTAGAAGAAGTAGCCCTCGGCTCCGCCGCGACCGAGGTCATCACGGGCAGTGAACTTCTTAAATGAACTGTAGGGTACAGAGGGACGAATGCCAGTCTCTTCAAACAGCTCGCGGAGTGCACATTCATTACCCGATTCAAACGGCTCCATATGGCCCTTAGGAAAGGACCACTTGCCACTGAGGCGACCTTTTACGAGGAGAACACGACCTTCGCTACTGATACAGATAGTACCATAGACCTTTTGATGACGCGGCCGAAACGATGAGAATGCGGTTGGAAACTGCGTAGCAGCAGGGGATTGCGCTGAGAGGCCCATAGTAAATAAGTGAGTACATTCAGTAAAAATCGGCTTTCAAATCAAATTTTTGATTATATCGCCTCCACAATGACGGCTGATTCAAGAGGAGTACCATTTGGATTTATAATCTCTTTACCATCTTTATAGATAAGTGGCTTAGTAAATTCTCCATAAAGCCCACTCTCAAAGGATGCATATCCTGGAGGAAGGTCGTTTGTCCCATAATCATAGCGGATACGCTGGGCTGTATTTAGAATTGCAAAGGTGTAACCTATAACTTCATCGCTTAATAGAATACGAGTCTCAGTATGGTAATTTTCAAGGAGGGGAAACTTGAAGGTGTGCCATGTCTCATTATAGACATCACTCGACTCGAGCACAGTCCTATTCTCATTCTTGCGATCAGAATGAAAGACAAAGACACTTGCAGGTATCTCATTACGAGTATAGCACTTAATACCTACAATGAGCGGTTTCATCTCTGTCCAGCCACTATGACCAAACTTGCGAGCCATCGAGTCCAGATTTGTCTTTACACGAAACTCTTGGTCCTCAAAGCGATTGACAGTCACCTTCACGCATAGATAATTTGAAATGTTTTTCTCAAGAGGAAGATTGCGATGAAGCACATCAAACTCATTCATAGTTGCCATTTTGTGTGTAGCCTTAGCAAGGATACGCACAAAGTTCAAATTTTACAATATAAAGCCGCATGCTAAATTTGATAGTAGCCTATGTCAGTCATCTATCAAATAGAAATGGACGACCAAGGAAAGGCAGTGCTATTAACTCTGAGGCAACTCTGTAACCAGGTATATGAAACCCTAGGAAAGGGATATCCTGAGGCCGTATATCAACGTGCCCTTGGTATTGAACTGCAGTATAAGTTTCTTAACTATGATTCTGAGATTACTATGAGTATTCCGTATAAAGGGCATGTAGTCGGTCAGGTGCGTGCAGATCTAATTGTGCGAGGTGATACTCCTGTCGTCATTGAAACGAAGGCGACAGCGGCAGCCTTGAAGGTGGAGGAGCGTTGGCAACTCAGTCGGTACATGAAGATTCTGGATATTCAACTTGGATGCTTGGTGAACTTTCCACAGACGGCAAATGCAACGCTGCCACAGATTGAATTCTTCTTACTCGATGGTCCAGATGTGCTTCTCTATAATCTGGATACAGGCGAAGCGGCGGCATTTTAAAGTGGGCAAAATTTGAACTTTCATGTCATCTTTTTGATTTGTAGATAAAAATGCCATTAGGGAACGGAGGAAAGGGAGGAAAGGGAGGGAGGGGGGGAGGAAGGATCTATATAGATGCACACCCAATTTCACGAGATTCCCTGCGTGGACTAAAGGCTTCAAAAGATGAGGCGGTGCTATTTGAGAAACTAAAACACTGTGTTACACAGTTACATACGGATATTCTAAGAAAGGCCGAATCTTCTACCGATACATTCTATCACTATCAACTTCCATCCTTTCCTATTTCAAAAGCGACACAGTTACCTGTTCCTGAGCCCGAGTTTCACAGGGATAATATGAAACTTATTCTAGATGAACTTCAAATTCTATTTCCAGACTGCTTGGTAGAGCATGCAACTCTTGTTAGGGCTCAGGACGGAAAACTCTATGATATTTCAAAGCTTGATGACAAGATGCTTCCGTTTATTAACAGACAGCAAAGCGCAGAGTATATTGTAGTTGATTGGTCCTAAAAACGGCTCAAAGCCGCCGTACAAAGTTTACCCATGCCGAATAAGTGGGTTGCCCCTCATAGTACAGGAGGCCTAGGAAACAGACTCTTTGAACTTGCTGCGGCACTTGGTGCGGAAGAGAAGTGGGGTCATCAATGTGTCTTTTTTATGAAGATGTTTCAAAGCAATGACCATGATGATGCTGATACAATCACAAAACTCTTTCCATATATCTTCAAAGTTACAGATGCACCCTCCTACTATATTCATCCTGAGCCTAATGGACATGTCTTTACTCATACACCACTACCACAGATAGCCCCAGCCGATAGAGTTGTCTTAGGAGGATACAGACAAACGGATAAATATTTTCCACTTGGCCGGGCAATTCAGCCAGTCTGGGAAAATATTCTTGAAAATCCAGAACAAGAAAAACTTTTGAAACTCTACAAATTGGAAAGTTCTCAAGAAAAATTTTCCACTTGGTTTTTGCATTTCCGTCTTGGAGATTATAAAGTCCTCCCGCATCACCAGATTCCACTTGTACCCTATATGTTAGAATGTCTGGATAAGATTCCTAAGGGTTCCCGTGTATTACTCTTCAGTGATGAGCCCGAATTCTGTAGTCAGTGGGTTTTTCAAGAGACTCATAAGCGCGACCTTGACTTTGATATATGTCATGAAACGAAAGATTACAAGGCACTATGGCTTATGAGCCAGTGCTTGGGTGGAGCCGTTGTCTGTAATAGTACCTTCAGCTGGTGGGGGGCCTATTTTGCAAGGGAGAATTCTCTACCCATACGGCCGTATACGGCTTATTATCCAGATATCTGGGGTCAAGGTCTACCTCCTGCAAAGGATGTAGTGCCATCATGGGGAACTCCTATTCATGTAGTACTACCAAGTTAAAAATTTGAAATAGGCGAAGCCCGAAATAATCATTACAGTTACAATGCAGCGTCCAGCCTTTATTGAGCCAGCACCTAAGTCTCCTGTGAAGAAGGAGGAGGCATTTAGTATGAGAGCAATTGAGGCAGCAGATCGAAAGGCATATGAGTATTCACTCTTAGACGACCCGAATACTTGGAAGGCACATATCAGGGAGTTTCACTCACAGATTCAGGCCATCTACAGACGAACGGGTATACGTGGTATAACCGCAAATCAGCTCAATGAGATTGAGCGACTTGAAGATACTATTCGAGAATGTCTACAGATTCTTCGAACTCTGCAATAGATAATAAGTATATAATTTATTTTAATGAAATCACATTGGAGTAAAACTCCAATATTGAAACTTGTTTCAATGTGATTTCTGAAGTAAGTTCCGAAAATAAATTTATTCTCGGCAAAAATCATTAGTTCCTAATAAAGATAAATGACGATATTAATGTCGGTTCATATGATATAAAAATAATTTGCAAAACGGCTCTTTTGTAATGCATAATTTTCAGATGCTATTTATTTTTATATCATATTATGACATAAAAATATTTAGGCAATTATTCTTTGATTTTTGCCGAGAATAAATTTATTTTCGGAACTTACTTCAGAAATCACATTGGAGTAAA